AAATGACATTGGATGCATTTTTTGGTTAATGGGTTTACAAATTGGTCAAAATGCGATATAATAATGATATATTAAAAGGAGTAACTATATGAACGATTGGGCTGATGATATGAAACTAATGCACGAAAAGTTTGGTGTGCATGATTGGTTTCAAGCAAATAAAGAAAATAAAGATCTTATGGATAAGTATCTTCGTTTCCGTCTTTCTATGTGTAAAGAAGAACTTGACGAAACAATGACTGCTATTGAATCTAAAGATCCAGAAGAAATTGTAGATGGCTTAATCGACCTATGTGTCTTTGCTATTGGTACACTAGACGTATTTGGTGTAGATGCTAATCAGGCATGGGATCAGGTATATAAAGCAAATATGGTTAAGTCACCTGGTGTAAAAGAAGGTCGACCTAATCCATTTGGCTTACCCGATCTAATTAAACCCGAAGGATGGAAATCACCAAGCCACGAGGGCAACCATGGAAATCTCACTAACGCTTTTTAAAAATATTTACGATAATAAAACAAATCGTAATACTAATCTTAAAAGCTTTCAAGACTTTGAAAAAGTATTGTATGATTTGTCTAATATTCAACGTAAGTCTAAGGGTGAAGCCGAGCTCATGTCGCCTGCCGTCTATGAGAAAGGTACTACCCGTGCGAATGCAAATGTTATTGAATGGTGCGGTTGGTGTGCAGTTGATGTAGACGATTATAAATTTGATGGTGAATTAAAAGATGCAATCCTTAATCATACCCGTAACTGGCGTTTCGTTTGTTATTCTACTGCTAGCAGTACTCTCGATTATCCGAAGTTTAGACTTGTATTTCCACTTAAAAGAAAAATATCGAATAAGGAAATTCCTCGTTTCAACTTTGCGTTACAGAATGCACTCGGAGGAATCGGAGATGAACAAACAAAAGATCTTGCTAGAATGTATTACATTCCTGCTAATTATGTCGGGGCTAACAATTTTATCTTCTCTCACGATGGCGATTATGTTGATCCAGATGCTTTAATAAAGGAATTCCCTTATGCCGAAAAAACCAATTCAAGCAAATTCTTTGATCGACTCCCAGAAGAACTCCAAAGACAAATCGTCGAGCACAGAAAATCAAGAATGGACAACACTGACATACGGTGGACGTCCTATCGCGACTGTCCCTTCTTCCCTCGTAATCTCGAAAAAGAATACAGAGTCATAAGCAATACCGGTTGGTATCATAAAATGTATCAGATAATGGTTGCTATTGCTGGTAATGCTATTAAGAAAGAATATCCTATTACTGCAGATGAAATAGCTTCCCTTTGTAGAGAATTAGATATGGAAACTGGTAATTGGTATAAAAGTAGACCACTAGATAAAGAAGCAGATCGTGCACTTGAATACGTTTATAGAAACATTTGATATTAGAGATATAGATCCGGATCTTCTTAAATCCCGAGCTAAAGCCGAGGCTGATAGAGTGTGGAAGCCCTATCAGAATAGATCTTGGAAAGATGCTTATATTAGTTGTCTTCAAGGTGGCGTTGCGGAAATACATGTGATATCTCAAGGATATAAGGATGATCCAAGACCATTTTTAGATCAAATTAATCTAGAAGGCGATACTATTGATAATAAAGTTCTAGATTGTACAGATAAACCTCAGGCCTGGCTAGATGCCGGCATTAGAAGAATACTGAATGATATGACAGAAAAGAAGTTTAAATACGGTGATGGGGTGGCAAATCAGATATACTTCTGGGTTATACGGAATAGGTATACGTGTAAATTACATAGGATATTTAAATGGTCAAATAATGATAAAAAATTCAAATAAAATGAATTTAGGGGGTTTACATTCCTAAAAAGCTATGATATAATATACTAGTAAAATAGGAATTAGGAGATTCAAATGTACAAGTTTTTAGAAAATGTAGTTGCTCTAGAACAAAGCCTGATGCAGGACGTTATCGAATACGAAGGTGTTGATCAGGGTATGGCTAATATGTATGCTCAAGATCGCAACGATGTTATTGAAGCTAAGTCTCTCTACTTTGCTGGTAAAGCAGAAGAATTCAGCAGACACATTGATCGTCTAGATACTTCTATCCGTGAAGGTATCGTGGTTGCTTTTGCTAAAGATCTTGGCAAAGATTGGGTTTTGAAGAATCTTGGTTATGAGGTATATGCGTAATGAAAAATACTATTCAAGTTGGTGATCTTATTAGTACCAGACATGGTACATCTAAAATCAAAAAGATTGAACTATGCGAAAAGCCTGGTGAAAAATATGGCATTCCTGTAAAAAGGGTATTTACAAATCTCCTAGATCGTGTTATAATAGATCTAGAAAATGGACACTGGACATATGGTTCAGATGCGGAGGTTATTAATGAAAGAGTCTCTTAAAGTACTTCAGCGTGCTGCTGAAATACAAACACAAAAAAGTAACGATTATCAGAATCCAAGTTCTCGTATTCGTCAGGCTATGTACTATCCTCGTGGCTGTGCAACTATTACTGATATTATGCTAGGTAAAATACTTCGTATCCAATCTGTACTTGAAGCTATGGAACAAGATCCTAGCTATACACCTAACTTCGAATCGCTCGAAGATTCTTGTGTAGATCTTATTAATTATTCTTCCTTCTTTGTAGCCTATATGAAAGGTGGTATTGAAGGTCAAGATCCTAATAATGATTTTCTAAATAGACCAAGGGTACAAAATACAAATGAACAGAGTGACGAGTAAAGACCTAGGTGAAGGTTTATATAAATTAAGGCATTTGCTTTATCACCAAGGATATGAAATTCAAACAGCATCGTGGCAGGGTACCGAGTCTCCTCCTATTTTCCTCGAAGTACTTCATGCTGATTTGATATCAAAGATGAGTGACGATCCTGATGAGGCGTCCGATCTTTGCAATGCCACACAACCTTGGGCTAACACCCATTTCGAAGAACGTGTAGGTGGCTCTCCTCTCAACCCTCCGCCATCACACGTTATGTGGCTGAAGGACACTGATCAGTACCTATCTGGCCAGGCCTTCAGCCACTCATATCCAGAACGTATGTGGGCACCAAAAAGACCTGGCATACGATTCGAAACTGGTAATCTGAATGATGCAGTTGAACTTCTTAAGAAAGATCCTACTACTCGGCAGTGTTATATTCCTATGTGGTTTCCTGAAGATCTAACTGCTGCAAATCAAGGTGAACGTGTACCCTGTTCTTTTGGTTGGCACTTTATTGAACGTGGCGATGAACTACATTGTTCATATCATATGCGTTCATGCGACGTAGTACGCCACTTACATAATGACCTATACTTTGCAAATAGACTTGGTTTATGGTTAATTGAAAAAGCTGGATTAAATTGTAAAATGGGTTATTTACATTTTAGTTCAACTAGTTTACATTGTTTCCTGAATGATAGATATTCATTAGGAAGACTGATTGGAGTTAATTAATGTGTGGTTTTGTAGCATATCCTACTGGTAGAAATCCTGAATCTGTTATTCGCAATATTGGATATCGTGGCCTTCCAGAATTTATTGGCCATAGAGAATTCGAAGGATTTACCTTTGCGCATATTGCATTACCATTTGTTAATCTAGATCCAGATATTGCTATACAGCCAGTTGGTGATGACTTCCCTGGTTTATTTGTTGGCGAAATATTTAATTTTAATTCTGAAAAATATGAAACAGATGCCCAACAAATCCATGACGATTTCTTTTATGGTGAATTTGGTTTCGATTCATTAATGAATTATGATGGATTCTTTACCTATGTTACTGTAATGGGTGATTACTTATTTGGTATAACAGATCATCTCGGTATTAAGCCTCTCTATTATCGTACTGATATGGAAGCAATGGCATCTGAAATCGATGTACTAAAACTCTTTGGCCCAGTTACAATCGATGAAACATTTATGTCAAATACTTTAAAGTGGGGTTATTCACCAGATCCAAGAACACCATTTAATGAAATTAAACAGCTTCCACCTGGTCATTTTATCCATCAAGGTGTTATACATAATTATTGGGATTGGGAAAAAGTTAAAACCGATACCTTATATAATGATATGAAACGTTCAGTTGTATCCAGACTTAGTGGTCAAAGAGAAGTTTCTATGCTACTATCAGGCGGATTAGATTCTAGTATTATACATGGTCTTCTCAAAGAGATTGGTCATGACATTACCTGTATCCATGTAGAAAATCACGAAAAAGACTTTGCACATCTTGTATCAGATAATCTTGTTGAGGTAACACTTGATGATGTATCTGATGAGGAAGCAGTTAGTATTCATCAATCACCGGTAGATCTTGGTTCAGTTAAACCACAGATTGCTATGGCTAGAAAGCTACGCGAATTAGGTTTCCATGCAGTTATGACTGGCGATGGCGCAGATGAATTATTCGGTGGATATAGACGTGCAAAAGAATATGATAGTCAGTATTCCGATACATTTGTCGAACTACCATACTATCATCTTCCCAAACTAGATCGGACTATGATGAGATCTACAATCGAACTTCGTGCGCCATTCCTGGCACCATATATTGTTAAACATGCATTGAATACGCCTTATTCACTTCGCAATGGTGAAAAGAAAGTCTTAAAAGAAGTATTCAAAGATATTGTTCCTAAGGAGATTCTGAATCGTGAAAAGCATCCTCTCAAAACTGACAAGATCAGAAAAGACCCAATCGATCAAAGAATCATCAACGACGGAATCTTTAGAACAATCCAATAAATGGGATAAAAGATATATGCAGCTGGCTAAAGAAGCTGCTAGTTGGTCGAAAGATCCTTCAACTAAAATTGGTGCAGTTTGTATTGGATCTAAAGGTCAAGTATTATCTACAGGCTATAATGGGTTTCCCCGGGGTATAGACGATAGTCTTACTCGTTACTATGATCGGGAATTAAAATATAAAATGGTAGTTCACGCAGAAATGAATGCCATTTTTAATGCAACATACAACGGTGTTTCACTCGATGGATCAACAATGTATGTTCATGGATTACCTGTTTGTTCAGATTGTGCAAAAGGTATTATCCAAGTCGGCGTCAAGAGAATTGTTATGGACGGATCAATTCCAGATAGGTGGAAAGACTCTTGGCAATTAACACAAAAAATGTTTAACGAAGCAAATGTTAAATGGGAGTTAACCAATGTCAGCAACCCAAGAATGGATTAAAAAGCAGTATCAAAATGAGCGCGGCGTCGTAGGTGAAAATGTGGAATACACAAATATGCGATTAAGCAGAGAAGCTATGGATTTAAAAGAAAGGGTTAAGAAACTAGAAACTGACATGGCATTTTTAATAAAAGAAAAAAATGAAGAATAAAATCCTAATCATTGGACATAGTCCAGCCAAAAAGAATATACTTAAGTCTCCTACTATGAAAAGACTTCATAAGTGGATGGATGAATGTGGTATCGATTTCTATGGCTTTACTAATCTTTGTTATGAACCTAAGGCGAAGCTAAAAGAAGAAGATATCTTTTTGACTGATATGTCTGGTCACAGGATTATAGCATTAGGAGGATTCGTTTCCAAATATTTAAATAAATTGGGTGTGGAGCACTTTGCTGCTCCGCATCCATCACCATTGAATAGAAACCTAAATGATAAATCATTTGAAAATAAAATTATTAATGAATTAAAGGTTTACACTCAGGCTATATTATGATATAATATGTACATCAATTCAGGAGAGATATATGAGTATTATGGATAAACTCAAAAAGAATAGTAAGATCAAAGAAACTTCTATTCTTGCAGATTCGAAATTTTTTAATAGCCAGGATATGGTACCAACAGACGTTCCTATGATTAATGTTGCCCTATCCGGTTCCGTGGATGGCGGACTTGCGCCAGGACTTACAGTACTAGCTGGCCCATCCAAACACTTTAAGACTTCCTTCGGTCTTATTATGGCATCAGCTTACTTGAAAAAGTATCCTGATGCCGTAATACTTTTCTATGATTCAGAATTTGGTTCTCCGCAATCTTATTTTGAACAATTTGATATCGATACATCACGAGTACTTCATACACCTATTACAGATGTAGAAGTATTAAAATTCGATATTATTGGCCAGCTAGAAGAACTAGATCGTAATGATAAGGTTATTATTATGATCGATTCTATCGGCAACTTGGCTTCAAAGAAAGAAATGGAAGATGCGATTAACGAGAAATCGGTTGCTGATATGTCACGCGCGAAAGCCCTTAAAGGTCTTTTCCGTATGGTTACGCCGTATCTTAACATGAAAGATATTCCACTCATTGCTATCAATCATACATATCAAGAGATGGGATTATTCCCTAAAGCAATTGTTTCTGGTGGTACTGGTATTTATTACAGTGCAAATAATATCTGGATTCTTGGTCGTCAACAAGACAAACAAGGTACAGAGATTAAAGGCTACCACTTTGTAATTAATGTGGAGAAATCGCGTTATGTTAGGGAAAAGTCAAAGATTCCTATTTCGGTGTCTTGGGAAGGTGGAGTACAAAAGTGGTCTGGTCTTCTTGACGTTGCTCTCGAAGGTAAATATGTTGCTAAGCCGTCTAATGGCTGGTATTGCAGGGTTAGCCGGGAGACTGGTGAATTACTTGAGCCAAAAGTACGAGAAAAACAAACACTAGAAGAAGAATTCTGGTTACCTATTTTAGAAGAAACCGATTTTAAAGAGTTCTTAAAGACTAGGTATTGTATTGGTAACTCTTTAATTCAACCGGAGGAATGCTAGTGTCTTTAGACTTACAAAGAAAGTCTGAAGGGGTACATTATGAGTTGATCCCTTCAGATGAACATGAACAGGCCTGGAACGTACGTATTCTAGAAGGTGACTTTGTTGAGACAGTACTTCAGTATGGAGCTATCTCTTTTAACAAAGTTCGCGAAGGTGAGATGAATTTTAATTTTTCAATTGTATCTACACCAGACCAGGACCTGGAAGTTAGTAACTTAGATCTACAAGAGGAAGCAGGTGATATACTTCAATCTGTTATTGCACAGGCTATTTCTGATGGATCATTAATGACAAAGGAAGAAGAATAGATATGGCACTAACATCAGATATTGATCGTATTATTATGTTAATGGAAGAAATAGCATATGCAGAATCTCAGCTCCAACCTCATGATACAGGTCATATTAATACTGCAATTGCTTGGATGCAAAAAAGAGTAAACGAAATCAAGGATAAATCTAAAAATGAAAATTCTAGTTATGGGCCTGCCGGGCGCAGGTAAAACCTGGCTATCAGAAAGACTACAAAAATATTTAGGATCAGCATGGTATAATGCAGATAAAGTTCGCGAGATGGCGAATGATTGGGACTTCTCTCCTGAAGGTAGGGTAAGACAGGCAAATCGAATGAAGACATTCGCTGACTATGAAAAATCTCATGGTCGATATGTCATCTGCGATTTTGTCTGTCCTACTCGACAAACAAGAGACGCCTTTAATCCAGATCTAGTCATTTGGTTAAATACTATCGAAGAAGGAAGGTTTGAAGATACAAATAATATGTTTGAAAAACCTGAACTAGTTGATTGGGTAGTAGAAGGATTCTTATCCGATAGAGAAATCGAAGAAATCGCTACAGAAATAAAGGGTTACGGTGTATAAAATGGCTGATATTATTATTAAAGAATTCGACTGGAAAAATCCAACAGTACAGATGCTTGGGCGTTGGCAACCATGGCATGATGGTCATTCAGAACTATTTAAAAGATGCCATGCTATGACTGGACAAGTAGCTATTATGATCCGTACAGTACCAGAATCACGCGAAGCAAATTCACGTGTTCCTGGTCAAGATGATAATCCATTTGATATTAAAACTGTAAAAGAAAATATTCGTTTGGGATTAAAAAAAGAAGGGTTTACAGAAGACGAAGATTACGTTATAATGATCGTACCAAACATCGTTGACATTGGATATGGACGTGGCGTTGGGTATACATTTACAGAACACGATCTTGGAAAAGAAGTACATTCTATTTCAGCTACTAAGATTCGTGAACAGATGAGGGAAGAAGGTAAACTTGCAAAAAAACATTGAACAGACTATTCTTCGTAATCTTTTAACAGACGAAAATTATATGCGGAAAGTTCTTCCGTTTATAAAGCCAGATTACTTCGAAGGTGTCTATCGTATATTATTTAAAGAAGCCGGTAAGTTTGTTGGAAAGTATAATAAGCTCCCAACTTCGGAATCGTTTATTATTGAACTTGATCAATCTGATAGACTTACCGGTGAACAGTATTCTTTAGCGAATGATATTATTCCACATCTTTTTTCCAGAGAAGAAATTGATGAAAATTGGCTATTAGATACAACTGAAAAATGGTGTCAAGATAGAGCAATCTATAATGCTATTATGGAATCAATTACTATTATTGATGGTAAGCATGATTCCCTAACAAAAAATGCTTTACCTGATCTTTTACAAAAAGCATTAGGTGTTGGATTTGATACTAATATTGGTCACGACTATATTGAAAATGTAGAAGAACGTTATGAATTTTATCATACAGAAGAAGATCGTATACCATTTGATCTTCAGTATTTTAACAAGATTACAAAAGGTGGTGTACCAAATAAAACACTCAACATTGCCCTTGCAGGTACTGGCGTTGGCAAGTCTTTATTCATGTGTCATGTTGCTGCTAGTGCTTTGGTAGAAGGTAAGAATGTTCTTTACATCACGATGGAAATGGCAGAAGAACGTATTGCAGAACGTATCGATGCAAATCTATTGAATATTCCTATTGATCAATTATCAAATGTTTCGAAAACAGATTTTACCCAAAAGGTTGCAAATCTTGCTAAGAAGACAACAGGTAAGCTAATTGTAAAAGAATATCCTACAGGATCAGCACATTCGGGTCATTTCCGTGCACTCTTAAATGAATTAAAACTAAAGAAACAATTTGAACCGGATATTATCTTTATTGATTATCTTAATATTTGTTCATCATCAAGAATGAAAGGAATGGGTGGTGCTATCAATTCTTACACATATGTTAAAGCAATTGCAGAAGAACTCCGTGGTCTTGCGGTGGAATTCGATGTACCTGTTTTTAGCGCTACTCAGACTACGCGTTCTGGCTTTTCGAATTCGGATGTTGGTCTGGAGGACACGTCTGAATCGTTTGGTCTCCCTGCCACGGCTGATCTTATGTTTGCTCTTGTTTCGACTGAGGAACTAGAAAAACAAGGACAAATAATGGTAAAACAGTTAAAGAATAGATATAATGATCCGACACTTCATAAGAGATTCGTTCTTGGCGTAGATCGTTCTAAAATGCGTCTTTATGATGTTGATGAAAACGAACAGGATCTTACTGATGATACACCGGTCTTTGATAGAACAGAAGCAGGACAAAGATTTAAGGATTTTAAGCTATGAAATATAAAAATTACGAATTAAGTACCTATTGGGGTGATGAAGAATATCATGATAGAAAAGCAAACGTTATGCGAAATAATAAAGGATTCTACGTAGAATTATATAAAGGGGAAGAACTAATTGAAGTTCGAACCTTATATGACCATAGTGAAATCTATGCAGAGAATGCTGCAGAAAACTATGTGATAGGAATTTTAAATCCATGAGCGTAAAACTAATTAGTTATTCAAAGGGAGAGAAAGATGAAAGTCTCCAGGACATCATTGCGTATACAGCCCGTGTCTCGAATCCATCCAACCAAGACAATACCGAAACGTCAGAAAGACTATTACGATATCTCATCCGAGAAAAACACTGGTCGCCCTTCGAAATGGTTAGCGCTTGCTTGGAAGTAACTACTACTCGTGATATTGCCCGTCAACTATTACGACATAGATCTTTTTCATTCCAAGAGTTTTCTCAGCGATATGCAGATCCTACACAAGATCTGAATTTTGTTATGAGACAAGCAAGACTTCAGGATACAAAAAATAGACAAAATAGTATTGAACTATCTGATATGATGGATAGCGATGAAAGAGTTGATTTAGAATTAAATTGGTATAAACAACAGGCGGAAGTAGTAAATGCAGCAAGAAAATCATATGAATGGGCAATCAAAAATGGTATTGCCAAAGAACAAGCTCGCTCGGTTTTACCAGAAGGTATTATGGAATCTCGACTCTATGTTAACGGCACCATTAGGTCCTGGATCCACTATGTCGACCTACGCTCTGGAAATGGAACGCAAAAAGAACACATTGAATTAGCTCGCGCGTGCTCGGCCGCGCTCGAACCAGTCTTTCCAATGATTAAGGAATTTTGCCATTAAATATCTAGTTCTAATACTTTGTTTGGCTTCTACTACTTCGTACGCAGGTGGTCGTACTTATACTGGTAGTGAAGATAAAACTCATTGTACTCTATGGAATACAAATCCCCTACGATGGCCACAGACTATCTTAGGACTAGAAGCTATGGAATGTAGGCGTAAAGCAGTTCCACCAACTACTACTAATACTATTAATTGTAGGCTAAAACGACAATATATTGATCCTGAATCTGATGAGCGTATGTGCATATACGAGAGAGGAGCAACAGGACATGGTGATCTTACAGTAGCTATGGATAAGTATTTTCATTGTCCTAGAACCCAAATGTGCACACAGAGTCCTGGATCTGATCCTACCCTAGATTAAAAATAATTCAAATTAATTCAATTTAGGGGGTTTACATTCCTTTTTTCTTATGGTATAATAGTAAGAATAATTAGGAAGAGGAGTTTATATTATGTCAAAGGGTATTTCACTATCTAGATTGAAAAAGAATATTCAATCACTTCCACGCGAAAAGCAGCGTGAATCAATTGAAAGATTCCTTCGTGTTCTCCCACAGTGGATTATGGATGAAGTTGCTCGGCCAAAGCCGAATGAAAAGGTTATAAAATACCTTGAATCTCAACTTAAAATGGTTCGCGGTCTTTGGTCTGACTATCTCATCAAACATCATGTACGGAGTATCTAAATGAAACGATATGTTTTTCTCGGTGCATGTGCTTTTGCTTTTCTTGGGGGATTAGTTACCGGTAAATCAGCCTTTGGTGGTGAAGCAATTGCTGGTAATATCCACTCTCCGGAGTCTGAGCAAAAGTGTTTAGCAGATAATATATATTTCGAAGCTCGTAACCAGATACATAGGGGAATGATTGGTGTCGCTCTTGTCACTCGTAACCGTGTTCTTGATTCTAGGTTTCCTCATTCATATTGTGAGGTTGTTAAGCAAGGACCTGAAAGACCATCGTGGAAACAAAATGGGACTATGGTACCTCTTCGCCACCGGTGCCAATTTAGTTGGTATTGCGATGGCAAGTCTGATAGCATTTCTTATCACGATGTTAGTGTGTATGAACTTGCTCGTGCCATCGCTTTTAAAGTCTATCACGGAGAATTTACCGACTTTACAGATGGCGCCACTCATTATCATGCCGATTATGTTAGACCAGAATGGGCATCAACAAAAACAAAAACAATGACAATTGATAACCATATTTTTTATAGATGGGAAAAATAATGAAAGATCTATTTCCGGAAAATGATTTACCTGAATTCAAGTTTAACGAAGATATGTATATTGATGAGATTGCTGATTACATCATTGCGACATATAGTCAACATTACTCTAAGAAACGATTTCAGGCATCAGAGTTTATCTATGATACCGGTCATGGTACTGGATTTAATATGGGCAATGTAATGAAGTATGCTCAGAGATATGGCAATAAAGGTACTAGAGATGATCATCGGAAGGATCTGATGAAGGTGATTCATTATGCGATTCTTCAGTTGCACGTGCACGATACTTCGCAAGACGAATGGTCTCTTTAAGATCAAATAGTTCTTTTTCTAATTGTGTTTGTGGCGCTCGAACATCCTCTAACGTCCTATCATAAAGATAGGCGTTAAGGAAAAGTATGGCAACTAATAGTGCTATAATTGACAACAGTATTACCTCTGACATACATTACCATTGACTTGACAATTGGCCTTTGTTTACTGGCTTACACTTCCACTGGTATGGCTTAAAACCAGACATAGTTAAATGTATAGCTTGGGACATTTCTAAAGCCCGAGCTTCACATCTTTCGTATGTTTTGTATGGTCCTCTCTGGTCTTCTAGCACTACACACTGATTGGGATCAGATATAAGACAAGCTAAAACTAAAGCCATATACATTTTTTTTCTTTCTATATTAAACTGCCGAGTATACTACAAATATTAATCCACCGCCGCCTAATATTACACAACTACCAATAATAATAAACATTTTAACAGTTTCCCAAAACTCAGCTTGTTCTTTTAATCTTCTTCTTCTTTCTGCTTCAGCTGCTTCTCTTGCTTCAGCAATTCGTTTTTGGCGTTCTTCTAAAATACCTTGCCAGGTTCCAGGACCAAAACGCATATCAACTAGATTACGCATTTCCTGCATTTTTTCTTCTGCAAGTTTTGCATCGATCATTTCTTGGGCAACTGATTGGATCCCGAACTGATCTTTCAGTCCGACACCAGTTTTCTTATTTCTTTTCTTTTGTACTTCTTCAGTACCTTTGAAAAGACCATCAATTGCTCCTGCGATCTCCCCGATATCTTGTGCTGTCTGAATATTGCTTTTAATAAAATCTACTGACGATTTTACAAGAGCTATTCCGGCAAGAATCTCTGCTACTGGCATCTTGATCTACCTTTTTTTATGTTAGATAGATATGACTCAATTTTAAGATATAACTCGCTCTCACTACTATTTATGTTTACATTCGCCCTTATATGTGATATAATACATTATAAATAAGAAATGATTCAGTGAAGCTGGATGGATGTAGACTGGACGCGGGGGCAGTACCCGCCGCCTCCACCATAAACACACTAGGGAAATATGACTAAGATAACAAAGGAAAATACACCAAATAAATATGTGAGATGGTTCTGTTGGTTTATACAATTTAAATATGTATGGGATATCCAAACATTATTTGAAAAATACCTTCCAATGGAAAAGATATATCGCTTTTTAGGTTTTTACTTATTCTGGTTAATTTGGTTTTGTTTTCTAATGTTTGTATTATATCAAATTACAGGAAGTTTTGAATTCCTCCTTTGGTTTGAAGAATAGTGTGCTTATGATGGGGGCGAAATAGGATCGACAGATACGTGAAGGCAGTGGAGAATCACAAAAGTAAATGCAAACGATAACTTTGCTCCTGAGATGCGCCTAGCGGCATAATCTCTGGGCCCGCCGGAGCCTCGAAACAGAATCCGGCAACCTACCCGAAGGAGGGTACCATGAAATACTATCTAATAATGTTCCTAATGCTATGGGCTACATCAGCATTTGCTGAACCAGAGTGGAGACAGAAACCAGTTCAATGTGGATCTCCAGATACTCTTATCAAAGTAATTTCTGCAGCAGGAGAAAAGGCTTTAATTGGAGCTCTTACTGATTTAAGAAAACCAGGAGAACAACAATCTAGTCTAACACCGGTATACATATTTGTTAATACTGATACAGGTACTTTTACTATTGTTGAATATCATATAAATGGTGAAGATGTATGTGTAATCGGTTATGGTACAGGTATTGATTTTAACGTACAACATTTATTTGAGAAAAAAACTGAAAGTTAAAACTTTGTGAACCACTGCTTGATTATGAACATCGAAGAACGAAGTCATACACGTTCTTTGGGCCCATATCGAATAGCACATTGGCTAAGAGAAAATGGGTGGGATGCTGAAGTGATAGACTACTGCGCTCATTGGTCACACGATGAATTAACAGAACTGTGTCTTTCTCGTATTACGAATGATACAAAATTTGTAGGATTTTCCTCCTTATTTACAGGATGGTCACAACATATAGAATTTTTCTCTCAATTCCTTCGAAAATTTTATCCAAATATTATACAAATATCCGGATCATCTAGTCTTCCAAACGCAGATATGACATGTGTAGATTACCATATCTATGGATTTGGCGAGCGAGCTATTGATAAACTATTACAATATCTTTTCTCAAGTGGTGAGGAACCAAAAAACATTGAATATTTTAATACTAAACTAATTGATGCATCCCATTATCCTGCATATCCATTAAATGATTATACCGTATTATACCAAGACAGAGATTATCTTCAGCCATGGGAATTCCTTTCAATTGAAACAGGTAGAGGTTGTAAATTTAAATGCAGCTTTTGCAACTTTTCAGTGCTCGGTGTAAAGGGTGATTATAGCACATCTCAAGATAGTTTTGAAAAACAAATGAAGACAAACTACGATAAATGGGGTATTAAGAACTATGTTATTGCAGAAGAAACATTTAATGATCGTACTGAAAAAGTAGAAAAGTTTAGTAAGGTAGTTAAAAAACTAGATTTCGATCCATGGTTTGCAGCTTATATTCGAGCTGATTTATTAATATCACGTAAAAGTGAAATGGAATATTTAGCCGATATGAATGTTTTCGGTCAGTTCTATGGTGTAGAATCGTTCAATCAAAAGACTGCAAAGGCGATTAAGAAAGGCATGGATAGAGGCAAGATGAAAGATGGTCTCTTAAATGTTAAGGAATATTTTGAAAAGAATCATAATAAATATCGAGGCAATATTTCCCTTATAGTTGGTGCACCATATGAAACAAAAGAGTCACTCGATAATTCATTGGATTGGCTAGTTGATAATTGGAAGAGTCAGAGCTTTACTGCATATCCACTTGGTATCCCAGTATATGGAAGACAATCAATATTAAGTGGATCATACGAAAAGAATGAATATGAAGAAATTGCTATTGATGAACTCTATCAAAAGCACGATAAAGCATATGTTGATAAAGTTGTAAAGAAAAATAATATAATTCAAAATGGAAATATTATTGAAAAGAAATGGCTCATGTGGAAAAATAAACAAATGGATGTAGTTGAAGCATTTCAAATACATGATAAAATGTATGATGTAATGAAAAAAGAAAAATTTAAAAAATCAACATTTGCTGTTGCCGAATTTAGTGGTAAAAAATCTACTATCGAAGATAAATTAAAGCTTGACGTAAACTTTGTAAAAAAATTCAGAGATGAAGAATTGAAATGGGTAGAGGAATATAAAGAGAAAAAATTATCATGATTCATTATTTACCAATTAATATACCAAGAATGATTCCTATCAAATGGGACGGTATGACAAAAGGTCATTATGCTTGGTGGGATATGATTAAAATTACAGAAGAAACAAATAATAGATATGATGAATCAAAAATTAAACCTGAATTTTTAGAATTAAATCCATGGTTTAAAGAATGGTTATGTCATTTACCAATTAAGAGGCTTATTAATATTAAACTACATATGCAAGATAAACCGGCGGATGCTCATATCGATTTTAGTAAACCAAATGAAAACTTAGATCTATATAGAGTAACCCGTGCAAACGAACCATGCGGTTATAGAGTCGTAATAAATGGTCGAAGTAAAAATACCATGTATATTATTAATGATAAAGGTGAAAAGGTGTATACTGAATTACCCTCAGATACAAATACGTATGTTATTAATCATACACAATGTATACATGGGACTGAAGAAGATCTAGATCGGTGTGTAATGTTTTTTCAATTTGAAGTTGATCCTCAAAGACATGCACAAATTATTAACCAAAGTAGATTAGTATATAAAGATTATGTTGTTACTGTATAGCTATATTTTATATTACATTTTAGCAGCGATTGGTATTACATTTGGATATCATCGCTATTTTTCCCATAGAGAATTTTCTGCACCATATTGTCTACAGGTAATGTTCTTGTATTTCGGACTACTATGTGGTGGGAGATCTGCGCTTACATGGTCAGCAGTTCATCGAATGCATCATGCATATGCTGACACACCAAAAGATCCACATTCGCCAAAATATAGAAAATGGTATGAGATAGTATTTTCACTTTGGAAAGTAAAGAGAATTCCAAGAAGATTTTGTAAGGATTTATTTAACAATAAATTAGTAATGCATTTCCATCATGAAGGTTGGAAATATATATTTCTTACATATTTTTTTGCATTATTAATTGACTGGAAATTGTTAGTTATACTATTACTGTCATTTGTTTATTCTTATATAGGATTTGGTTTATTAAATTATCTAGGGCATGATAATAATGGTCCTATAAATAATTTTATGATTAATTTATTTGCACCATTTGAGGGAAATCATAGAGATCATCATGAAGAATCTAAGAAGAAGATATCTACCAAACTTCGCAACACTTAGTAGTGTTTATGATTTTGATGTAGAAAAATTAAAGGAATCTTATTTTTACAGTATTAATAAAAATAAAGATGAGGGTATGAACCATCATTTTACTATTAATTCTGTAGAGGATAAGGATAAAAAAAAGTTTTATGACACTGATGAATCTGGTTATGAGCAGGTAAATCTTACTTCTTATAATGAGGTTGATACTTCTGATGGATATGAAAAGGCGCAATGGCAATGGTGGAATTCTAGAAAGGATCTTACATTAGCTGATCGTAAATCATTCTATCGTCGCGCATTACAAAATAAATTAGATGGATTAGAATCAACTCTTGAAACATCCTATGCAAAAATGAACGCACTGTCTGATGGATATATGAAAGAAATACTGCAAAGACATAAAGGTAAAGTTACAAGGGTAAGATGGGCTGTAGCAAATCCTGGTATGCAAATGCAACCTCATTTGGATTATGATACAACTTATGCTGTAAGATATCACTATCCTATTATTACAAATCCAGATGCTATTATTTGTGTTGATAGACATGGTGAAGGAATTCAAAAAATTCATATGAAGGATGATGGCCGAGTTTATTTTATCAACCAAGGGTTTAAGCATTGGATTGAAAATAATGGAAATAGTCCAAGAGTACATTTGATTGTGACTGTAGTAGGTCAAGAGGATATGGTAGGATGCTCTCCTATTCTGTAAAATTAAAACTGATATGGCTTTTTGCTATGTTGATTAGCAGTTATTGGTTTGTCACAACAGATCTACTGTGGTGGCAAATTCTTATTGCTTTTTATGTTTCAGTGTTTATTTCTAGGATAGGAAGTGAAATTAGCTATCATCGGTATTTTACACATAGAGCATTTAAGACAAGTAAAATAATCCATAATATTTTATTATGGTGGGGATCTTTACTTGGTGTAGGAAGCTGTATATCATGGTCATGCATGCACCGTGCTCATCATGCTACTTCAGATACAGATGATGATCCTCATAGCCCACATAAAATAGGAATGCTTAAAACTTTCTTTTTATCGCCGGACACATCTCAATTAAGCTTTAGAAATGTTAACGATCTTATAAGGGATCCGTTACAAAATTTTATTCATAAAAATTATTTTAAAATAGTTATGACTTGGATATGGATCCTTATTGCACTTTCCTATTGGAGTGTATTGCCACTTGTAATTCTCTTTGCTTTACCTGTTTCCATTCTTTGGATTATGTCAGGTATTACAAATTGTTTTGGTCATATGTATGGTTATAGAAATTTTGAAACAAACGATCATAGTACAAATCATCATCTTACAAGATGGTTACTTCTAAATGTAGGTTTACACAATAACCATCATTATAAGCCAACAGCATCTAATACAAATCTTAAAAATAAATGGTATGAATTTGATATTGAAGGTTATATTATAAAAATGATTCAAACATGATTACTACATATCATATATCAGATGCTCCTATTCATGAAGTCAAAACTTGGATAAGAAATAACGCACATGGCAAGCATGTACAAAATTATAAGAATATTGAATTTGATAACGGGTATAAAGCAATTACAATAGAAAGAGATAAGGTAATTACATGCGTTTCAACTGTATATCAGAGAGACTTTTATCCTAAAAAATGCGTAAGGATTTTTAATAAATGGATAGCCACTCGAAAAATAGGTGGAACGAAAGGAAACATCCTATCTGATCGAGCTATTGAAACAGCAACTCAGCAGATTTATTTTGCAGAAATGATGGGATATACTTCATTTTTTATATCATATCATAGTTATATTCCACGATTTTGTAATCAATTAGTAGATCTTCTTAATCAAAAAACTGAGTGGGATTGGCGTCATGCCGAATTAGTAAAAGTAACACCAAGTAATAAAAAAAGTTCTTACCAACATATTATATACTGCGGTAATGATATGGAAGAATTTATAAATACCAATATTGATTTAAAAGATTGGAGATCATTGTGTTAGAAGTATTTAAAAATTTAGATTTTTCAGAATCTATTTCTATAGAAAAAGAGTTGCCGCTTTATAAAAAAATTGTTGAAGGTCTTGATCATGAAAAATTATTAACTGAAATGAATCAGTTTGCAGTACCAGAAAATAAGGCTAGCTCCCCATGGTTTCAGATCTATGGTGAAAGTATAGGGAACCCTCTTGAAGAGTTAAACAATTTAGGTTTAATAGATGGCCGCGAATTTTGGCAAATGACCCAAAAGCAAATAGCTACCCCATGGCAAACGTGGAGAGATGGAATTGGCTCAACAACTCGGGATATTTTTGAAACCCATCTACGTAATTTCCATCGTCCTAGATATATTATAGCACAACCCGGTTGGCAAACACAATCTCATCGGGATTGGGATGATAATAATAAACTAGGTTTAAGATGTTATCTTATACTCGAAACAAATGATGATTGTTTACACTACATCACTGATGATGAAGGCGTAGAGCACGAATTACATTTTAAGCCAGGTGAGGTATGGTTCTATAATACTGAAAAACTTAACCGAGAAAAAAATGCAGGATCAGGATTAAGGAAAAGCATTAGCTTTGAATTATTCAATGACGATCTTCTTTAACACATCCTACTATATGTATTCTATCCTCAGTAGAAGCATTAATTGCTGTGTGCATTTTAGTAGTATCAATTAAATAAGATCTACCATCTGCTGGATATCTAGATACCACGTCGTCTATAATAAACATACAACGATCATTTGTAATAAGGGGTATGTGCATTCTTTTAGTTAAATCTAGGTGATATGTGTAGCATGTCTGGGGAGTCATTTTCATAACTCTTGTTCTATACATACCTAAAGATTGTATTATTGAATTAGTGTATGGTATATTAAAAAGCGGATAAATAAATTCTTCTTCATTATGATCTAGTTCTAGAACTTTACCTATACCATAAAACGGATTATTATTAACCGGTTCAGCACCTTGTAACATAATCTGACTATCATATTTAGGTAATAATTCTAGCTCTAAGAGTATTTTTTCAATATCTATGCACACAACGTCATTTCCTTAATTCTATGAGGTTGAAATATAACCCAATCAATAATCTCTATTACATAGTCCAATGTCATTTTTGGCTTATCAACATGAGAAGATCTTTCGGTATCAAAATATCCAAAATTTAAAATAGTAGTGTTTACTCCTTGCCAGAACAATTGGTCGTTTACCATACGTAAAGTATGTTTTTCAATACCATATTTAAAATTGTCCTTATAGCCTTTAGTCCAATCACTAGCAGCACTTCCAATATTAATTATTCTTTTATTTAATTTTGCTGCTTTATATAATAAATCAACTTGGGAAAATCCATCATGTTTACAATTAATAAAAATATCGCAGGTTTCTAGATTATCAGTTACCGGATATAATTCGCTTAATCGTTTTCCAAGACCCCGTCTTGTACCAGTGATATAAAATTTCATAGTATGATCTAATCTCATTAATATTTAAAAAATAACTTTCATAGTCTATATATTCTGAAAATTTTACATGGGTAGTTTCCCATTCTATATCTTCATAGTAAATAGTATCGTAATTATATTGGTCCAATAAATGTTGCCAACTAAAAAATAATTTATTAGTATTTTTATAATTATTAGATTTTTTTTTCTGTTTATCTATTTTATTTGGATTTTCTGTCCAAGTCATTTTCCATCCATTTTCATGTTGGTATAAATGACTTAAGTATTGATGCCACAGATTTTTTCGCCGAAGTATATAAATTTCTTCGGGTGTATAAAAAGATTGAAACCAATCTATATTATCGACGATTTGATGTATGTGTACTTTGTAACAATATTCTCGGTTTCTTTTCTTTTCATCTTCCAGAAAATCTATAGCATTGCCATTTAAAAATGGCTCCTCATGTGATGTATGAAGAAACCCTGATTTTTTTCTTAACCACTTTACTGCACATGTAGACCCAGATCTTGGTGTACATAATATAACTTTTTTCATGTTTTATTTTTTAAACCAGTCCATTAATTCCCGAGAGTTTTTGTTCATGTACTTCTGGATACAAGCTATTTTTACAACATCATCTTCGCCATTATCTATAACAACCCAATCCTTGTCGCCGCTTGGTGACTTAAGTACTTGTCCTTTTTGAAGAACGGTATGTCCTACCTTATCCATGCAACCTCCATATGTTGTTGCGGGTGATTGTATTTACCGAAAATAAAATTTAAAAAAAATGAAAATAGGGGATTTACTTTTAAAACAAATTATGGTATAATATTCATATAAAATAAAAAGAGGAGAAAAAAATGGGTAAAGTAAAATCAATGATGATGGATCAAGAAGAAAAGATGTTCGATATAATCGAAGAAGCAATTCGAACTGTAGATCATCTTACCGAAGTTATGCAGATCGCTCTAAAAGAAAAGCATCTGGTACCACATTGGACCGATCAGGAAATCGAAGATGCCTGTAGTGAATATTGGGAAGAGTATTGGTCTAGCAAGATATAGAATAGAAAAAATCCGTTAATTTTAATATTAGGGGATTTACTTTCAAAAGAAAATACGGTATAATATTCATATAAAATCAAAAGACGAAGAGGTTTATATAATGGCACATATGGTAGAAACAATGGCGTATGCAGGCGACACACCTTGGCATGGTCTTGGCGTTCCAGTCTCAAATGATCTTACTCCGGTACAGATGATGGAAAAGGCTGGGCTAGATTGGAAAGTTCGGGAACTAGAATCCTTTGTAGAGTTTGATGGTAAACGTATGCCTACTGGCCAAAAATCATTGGTTCGTGAAACAGATGGACGTATCCTTACCAACGTTGGTGAAAACTGGAATCCTGTACAAAATGAAACAGCATTTGAATTTTTTCATGAATTCGTAATGTCTGGTGATATGGAAATGAACACTGCTGGTTCATTAAAAGATGGACAAATGGTATGGGCACTAGCAAAGGTAAAAGATTCATTTGAGCTTTTTGGAAAAGATCGTATTGACTCTTATTTGCTTTTCTCAAACCCCCATCAATACGGTAAGGCAATCGATGTTCGCTTTACACCAATTCGCGTAGTTTGCAACAATACACTTTCACTTTCACTTGACAGTAAAAAAGATAATTCTGTTAAGGTCGGTCATCGTGTAGAATTCGATGCAAGTCAGGTAAAGACCGCTCTTGGTATTGCCAAAGCTAAAATGACTACGTATAAAGATATGGCACAGTTTCTTGCTGGTAAAAGATTTACTACAGATTCCTATATCGAATATTTGAATGCGGTCTTCCCACGTACTGCTGATAAGCGCGTACAGGGAAAAGATCTTTCAATGGAAACTCTTTCACGTAATGCTAAACTTGCACACGAGGTTCTGGAAACACAACCAGGTGCAGCATATGGTGAAGGATCTTGGTGGCAGGCATTTAATTCTGTTACCTATATTACCGACCACGTTCAAGGTCGGAACGCAGACAATCGTCTGTATTCATCATGGTTTGGCGGTAATCAGGTTCGCAAGCGCGACGCACTGAAAACCGCTATTGAATTTGCGGAGGCAGCATAATGTTAAAATGTAGAAAGACTTTTAATGGTATTATTGGTGATCGTTTTCGTTTTGCGGAAGATGGTTGGAGAGGAAGCATATACTTTATTGAACGGGTGGGAGGATCTTATAAGATTGAAACTACCGACAATAAAGCTACAACATGCGTTATTAATCGACTAGGTAGGATGTTTGATACAAGACATCCTAGTAAAAGTTATCCACAGTGGAACTATGTTACCAGAGATGAAATTAATTCTATTATATCCGAGGTGGCATAATGTCAGAAGGTCCTTTTAAATCTGCTCTTGATCAGTTACCAAGTCAAGGTGTGTTTCGACACACCTTGATAACCTATCGATATGAGGGAAGTATTTTAATAAAAGAAACGCGTGATCGCGTATATCAGTATGATGGTGATTATGTTGATTCGTATACTAGTCAACCTATTGGTAAAGGTAGTTCGGTATGAAGGCACATAGTCTGGATCAGGTTGCTGCTTGGGCAAAAAGCTGGAACATGAAGGGATTCGAACACCTATATCCGGAAAACCGGGAAAAGGCCCGACAGTATGCAATCAAGCAATACAATGATCGTGATCGGGAAAAACTTAATAAAAGCTTAACGAAAAATAATCGTTAGTTTAGTTAAATAGTAATGAGGATAGTTGAGTGTCCTCATTTTCAATTTTAACAGGGAAAAACTTATGAAAAAAATTATCTTTTCGCTCGCACTCGTGTTAGCGGCCTCAAATGCGCATGCACGAGATACTATCGTTTCTGTTGGCTCATCAACAGTTTATCCATTCACCACAATCGCTGCCGAAAAATTTGCACAAGATACAGGATCTCGTGTTATCGTCGAATCAACCGGTACCGGTGGTGGAATAAAACTCTTTTGCAATGGCATTGGAGTTAAACATCCAGATATGACTGGCGCATCACGTGCCATGAAGAAAAAAGAAGCAGAAAAATGTGCTGCAAACAATGTCACATTTGAAGAAGTTCAAATTGGATTTGATGGAATTACAATTTCAAATTCAATTGATAGACCAAAGGTCTCTTTCACAAAAGAACAAATCTTTAAAGCTGTAAGTGATACAAAATTTAAGTTATGGGCTGATATTGATCCACGACTTCCTGCAACTCCTATCTCAATCATGGTACCACCTCCAACCTCAGGTACAAGAGATGCATTCATTGAATTAGTAATGCATGGTGCTTGTAAGGAAATGGGTGTTCCGAAAAAAGAAATTAAAGCAAAGTGTTCTACAATGAGAGAAGACGGCGCGGTTATCATTATGGGCGAAAACGATAATTTGATTGTCGAAAAGCTAGTTGCAGATCCAAATATGTTCGGTGTATTTGGATTTTCTTTCCTTGACAGTAATCTAGACAAAGTACAAGGTTCAAAGGTAAATGGTGTAGCGCCAACATTTGCTACTATTGCTGATGGATCATACAAGGTATCTCGTCCATTGTTCGTTTACTTTAAGAACGATCATATGGGTGTTATCCCTGGTCTTGCAGAGTTTAAGGAGTACTACACAAAAATGTCAAGAGATACAGACTCACCTCTTGCAGCGGTAGGACTTATTCCTCTAAAATAACCTACACACCCAGTAAATAGAAAGGGAGGAGATTTTAGTTCCCCTCCCTTTTTAGTCTAACTGATCAGTTATAGTTTTGTTTTTACTTTCTGTTCCAGATTCCCCAGAGAATCCAAATAGCAATTAATCCCATCACCCCTTGTGAGCCAAGAGATGAAATCATTGAAGATACATTATCAACTACGCTAAGACCTTCTGGCATGAATGGCATATTGTTTAAACCTAGGGCTTCTGCTACAATAGCCAAAGCTGCTAAACTAATACCTACATCAGCTAGACTACCAGCCCAGCCCCTAATATTATTAAGCACTTCCATGTGTGCCTCCTTTAGTTAGTGGCATAATATAGATTACTTTCAATTCGTAGAAATTATTTATTAAAAAGAAATTTTTAAGATCATTTTTTTGTTTACTTTTCAGTATAAATAGAGTATAGTTAATAATTAATATTAGCTTGGAGAAAAAAATGAAGAGATTGTCAAAATATTTAAGGGAGATGGCAGCCGTGAACGTAGATGATCTAGATCCCGAATTTATGAGAAGAGCCCTTAGAGTTACTTCTTTTAACTTATCACCATCAGATTTTATTACTGATCGGTATAAGGCAGAAATCCAACATCTTTTTAATATTCATTTTTTTCCAAAGTTTGATTTAAAAGATACTATTAAAGGCAAACCTTCTACTAGCAAGATGAATACTCTTATCAAAAAGTTAAGAGATTCGAATAAAAATAATTTTTTAGCACTTCATAATTATAATCTAAAGGGTGTAGGACCAGGAGAGGCAACTCTTTACTTTCTTTTAGATGATGCTACACTAGGGGGAGGTTCAGCATCAGCAGCTGATATTAATATTAAAGGTCAGGCCTATGAGGTAAAAGCCGGAGATCTTGGCGGTGACGGTTTCTTCAAAAACTTTAAACTTGGAGGAACAGTACCTATGGATAAAATGGTGGGAGCTGGATTAGCTATAAGAGACTCTGATCAAAATATTAAGAATATGGGAAAAGAAGTGAATGGGGTAAATGCTGCGCAAATTAAAGCTATCATGAGAAACCCTAAACTTAAAAGAGAATGGGCTATTAAGGTAGAAACACCTTATGTTAAAGCTGCATTTAATTATCTTAATAAAAATCCTTTGATCCTTATGATTAATAAAACCCCAGCAGCTAGACGGGGTGAGGTATTATTCGTTGGTTCTTTAAAACAATCACAAGTCCACTTGGATGTTATTACCCAAGGGACAATTAAACCAAAGTTACAGTTCTAATGGCTATTTGGAATACAAATAAAAACCGCTATATTTCAAACAACGGTAAGTTGTTTGAAGTTGTAATGATTGCAGACCAAGACGGCAATATTATTAACACCTTTGGTGCTGCATCAAATATCATTATTTCTGCTGGAGATCTAGCTGGTTATACTGGTGTTAGTAAATTTGGATTAGTTGAAGGTACTGCGACGACTACTTTTTCAACTGTATGGACTGCTGCTGATACTGCCTCTACATCCACTTTGGATTACTCAGCATTTCCTGGCACTGCTACTGTTACATCAAATGCTGCTGATGCTGGAGATCTAGTGATTGAAGGTTTAGATACTGACTATAACTTTGCAACCGAAACACTTTCACTGACTGGCACATCAGTCACAGGTACTCAAACCTTCCATAGAATCAATAGGGCATATTATTCTGATGGCCAACCGAATCAACATAATATTACTGTCTCTGTGGGAGGCACAGTGGTTACTCGTGTTGATGCTGGTTATGGTCAAACTCTGCAAGCATTCTATACCGTTCCTGCTGGAAAGACGGGATATCTTTTACAGATATCAGCATCAGCATCCAAAAACCAAGAAACTGTACTTGGTATGTTTCAGAAACCTTTTGGAGCATCATTTAGAGTTGCTCAAACAATGGCCTTATATCAGAGTAACCAGACGCTTGAATTTGCAGTTCCTATTAAGTTTACCGAAAAAACAGATCTTGAGGTGAGAACTAAAGGGGCTACTAATGCAGTTATATCAGTAGAATTTACTCTAGTACTAGTGGATAACGAATAATGCAATTTTCAGATTTCATAACTGAACAAAAAAATACGCACATGACACACATCGAGGACAAGGTTTTCTATGGTGGTGTGAAAGGAACTCGTGAGGCTATTCTCGCTTTACGTTCCCTCAGAGATGCTTTAGGAGGAGTACATGATGGAAATGTTAGTGTTAAATGGGACGGTGCTCCTGCTGTGTTTGCTGGGATTGATCCTAGTGATAAGCGATTCTTCGTGGCGAAGAAAGGGATCTTTAACAAATCTCCCAAAATATACAAGAGTGATGCTGACATTGATGCTGATACTAGCGGCGATCTTTCTACAAAACTTAAGCTTGCTTTACAGTATCTACCTGAACTAGGAATTAAAGGAGTTATTCAAGGTGATTTCTTATTTGGACCGGGTGATCTTAAAATTAGAAAGATCAAAGGTAAGCCCTATCTTACGTTTCACCCCAATACAATTGTTTATGCAATTCCGGCTGGCACGGACATGGCCAAGCAAGCTCAGAGAACAAAGATTGGAATTGTATGGCATACGGCGTACAAAGGACCAACATTCGAAACAATGAAAGCTTCATATAATTTTGATGCATCAGGTCTTAAGCCTTCGAAGAATGTATGGTCACAAGATGCTAAACTTCGTGACATGACACAATATACTATGTCTAAAAAAGATACCGATGAGGTAAATGAATATCTTTCTACTGCAGGATTTATTTTTAATAAGATTGCAGGATCTACCCTTAGACAGCTTGAAAAGAATAAAGATCTTACACAGCTGATTGAGCAACATACTAATTCATATGTACGAGCTCAGGCATTGCCACCTGATCCAGCTAAACGTGTGGATGCGCTTATTCGTTTTATCCAGCAAAAATTTAAAAAAGAAATTGACAAAAGAACTACTGATAAAGGCAAAGATGCCCAGCGAATGAAGCTTGGGGAAATATTAAATTTCTTTTCACAAAAAAATAAACAATCCCTTGTACAAATGTTCGAATTGCAAAAAGTTATAATTCTAGCGAAGTTAAAACTTATAAATATACTTAACAAGCTCAATATGACTCAAACCTTCCTTAAGACTAAAAGGGGATATAGGGTAACGGGTCAAGAAGGTTATGTAGCTATTGATAAGCTTGGTGGTGATGCGGTTAAGATTGTTGATCGAATGGAATTTTCATTCGCCAACTTTAGCCCGAATATTTTAAAAGGATGGGATAAACCAGGGAGAAACTAATGGCGGATATCGTTCGCTTTAAAGACATTTATCAGAATCCAGACGCTCTTTCATTTAAAGACATGTACACTGTAGAGTATCGTCCAGGCGAGGACGAGCTAACAAATTACCGTGCTTACAGACGGAGAAGACTAAACAGTGTAGGTGAAGGTGGTCCAGTAGGCGAATCTACTGATGTAGAAGAAGCTCTTAATATGGCGCAACGTATGAAACGTTCGCGACTTATGAAACGTATGAAATCTAGAATTAAGATTGGTCGTATGCGTGCAAAACGTAAAATGGCTGATAAGGGAAAATTAGAAAAAAGATCAATGAGAAAAGCCCGTGATCTTATAGTTCGTAAGCTTACAAAAGATATTCCTAAAAAAGATCTTTCCTTTGCTAGAAAACAAGAGATTGAAAAAAGACTAGATAAACCAGCAATGCAGGCAAGAATTAAAAGAATCGCTCGTAAGATGTTTCCTAAAATTCGTAAAGCAGAAGTGGAAAGAAAAAAGGGATGATTAATTCATTTCGTAATTATCTGGTTGAAGAGGAAAAAACCTTATACTTTGTATGGGGTCGAATGAATCCTCCTACGGCTGGTCATGAAAAGCTTTTAGATTTTCTAAAAGCAAAGGCAGGAAATAATCCCTTTAGAATTTATCTGACACAGTCTGAAGATAATAAAAAGAATCCTATACCATTTATGCAAAAGGTTAAATTTGCACGTAAGGGATTTCCTCAGTATGCACGTCAGATCATGATGGATAAAAAGTTGAAGACTATCTTTGATGCTATGACAGCTTTTTATAATGAAGGATTTAAGAGAGTCGTAATTGTTGCAGGTTCAGATCGCGTACGCGAGTACGAGATTACTTTAAACAAATATAACGGTAAAAAGGCTAGACACGGATTTTATAACTTCGAACGTATTTCTGTAATGAGTGCTGGAAATAGAGATCCTGAATCTAAGGGTGTTGAAGGTGTATCTGGTACTAAGTTAAGAGGATATGCAGAGGATGGTGACTTTACTAAATTTGCACAATATATGCCTAAGAGACTTTCAAATGCAGAATCAAAACAAGTATACAATGCAGTACGTAAAGGTATTGGGCTAAAAGAACAAAAAGAATTTAAAAACCATATACAACTTAATTCAGTATCACCAATTAGAGAATCCTATATTGATGGTAAATTATTTAACGTTGGTGATACAGTAGTTGTTAAAGAATCTGGTGAAGTAGGAACAGTTAAAGTTCTTGGATCTAATTACGTAATTGTAGAAAATAGTGGTAACCAATATCGTAAGTGGTTAGATGCTGTTGAGCAAGTTGATCAGCCACGTGTTGAATATGATGTCTTTAATGAAAATGTATATTATGATGTTGCAGATTTCTCTGTTGGAAGACAAGACACCCCAACAATATCAAATGAAGACATACAAGAAGCTGGTCCATGTTGGACAGGATATAAACAAGTTGGTACTAAGATGAAAAAAGGGAAAGCAGTTCCAAACTGTGTTCCTGAAAAGATTGAGGTAAGCCAAGATAAAGATATTGATGAACTTCCAGGCTCACAGCCGGCTACATTCCAAAAGGGTATTAAATCAAAGTCTACAAAGGCTGCACGGCATCGTCATTTCCAAAGAATGACCAAGCGAGACGATAATGACCCAAGTGCATATAAAGATGCACCCGGAGATAAGGCGGCACGTAAAAAAGGAACAAAGCCTTCACAGTATACTAAAAGATTTAAACAAATGTTTGGTGAAGACCAGGCAACAGATATCGCTAAAAAAAGAATTGAAAGAGAAAAAGAGCGTGATAAAATGAAACATGATCGTATGATGGATCGCGCACGTATGAGAGATACCCTTAAAAAAAATAGAGAAACGACATGATCGGATTTAAAAACTTTATTGTAGAAAATGCTGATGCTGCACTTGCAGCAAAGGCTAAAAAAGGAGGATACTCTTTAAGTATCTTAAAGCAAGTATATAAAAGAGGTGTAGCTGCTTGGAAGGTCGGACATAAGCCTGGTACTACTCCACAACAATGGGGTATGGCACGGGTTAATAGTTTTATGACTGGCGGGCGTACAAGAGTAAAAGGCGACCCTGATTTATGGGCGAAGCAAAAGGGAAAGATAAAGAAATGAAAACCTTTAAAGAAATTAGCCAAGGTTTAAAAACCAGGTACTATAGAAAAGCTGTTGCTACAAATAGACATGGTAATACCCAAATGAAGGTAGACACAGCTCGTATTTTTGGTAAACCAGGTGATGCTAAAAAAGCTCAAGATAGAGCAGATTCTGTTCGTAGTAAAATGGCTACAGTACGTCCTGCTGGTGAGGCAAAGGAAGACTCAGATGCAGTGAAAGCTTTCTTAGCAAAGGGTGGTAAGATCACGAAGGTTCCTGCAGCGAAAGCGCAAGGATATCATGGCAAAGACGATCCAGGTAAAGGTATGCATGGTATTCTCGACAAGCCTGATACCCAAAAGATTGGCACTCGTAAGAAGGTTAAATCAATGGAAGATACTGATGTTAATGAGCTTAGTACTCCTACTTTAAAAAGTTATTTGAAAAAAGCTGGGCCACAAAAAGACAAGTATTATTCTCAGTATCAAAAACTAAGACGTGGTCAAACTAAGAAACATGGCGAGTTTTCTCCAGATATGGGGAAAACAAAGGAAGTTGGTAGAAAAGCAGTTAATCGTGATGATGGTGAATATAGAGCACAAAAAACCCTTGCAAAAAGAGGAAAGTAAAAATGCCATTGAAAGTTTCAGACGGTGCAGCAGCTTGGATCAAAGATTTTAAAAAATCTGATGCTCCACAGTTTAAAGGTAAATCCGATAAAGAACGTCGGGATATGGCTTTAGCAGCGTATCTTTCTGCAAAGAACGAGGACGTTAAATCTGCAGATAAGAAACCTGAAACTTATACTAAGCCTGATGGCAAACCCGGTGTACGTATGGTTCCTGTAGATAAGCAGGTAGTTAAATCGGAAAAAGTTGTAGGATTTAAAATGGACCGTAAACTTCCAAATTTAAAAGTTCCAATTAAACGTAAACAGGGTAAGATTTATAATAAGAAAACTGGCCAGTTTGAAGATAAGTCTGTAAAAGAAGAAACTAGCTTTGAGGTTAAGATTGAAGGTCTTCCTATGATGTTTATGTCTGATATGGGACCAGGACAATTAAAACAGAAGCTACGTAAGATTGTTAAGCAGCCTTCAATGATTAGTTCTGTTAAACGTGTTACCGATGCTGATGTAAAGAAGACATTCCGTTTAAAAGCCCAAGGCCGTGATGAAGAAGAGAATGAAGTAGATGAATCTTCATATGATAAAATAAACAAATACTATGATGCTGCAAAGAAAAATAAAGACCGGGCTACAAATTCTGCAGTTGCTACTATTCTTAGAAAAGGTGATCATTCAAAAGATTTGAACACTATGCGAAAACGCGAAAAGGGTATTAAGCTTGCAAAGAGTAGAATTACCGATAAGATTCGTAAAGGACAAAAGACATGAGCTTACGTTCAGCTATAGAAGAAGTTCGCCAAAAGCAATACATTAAAGAGGCTAATGATAAAGATCCTGGTGAATACGATCAGGAAGGTGATATGGCCAAAACCCAGTTAAATACTATGATTGATGCTGCGCAAGAACTTCGCAAGATGCTTGGTGATAATGATAATCTACCAGAATGGGTACAGAACAAAATTACCAAAGCAACAGATTATATCGATTCCGTTAGAGATTATTTAAAATCCGAGAAATCTGATGATTAAGTTTAAACAGTTCGTAGAAGAAACCGGAAAAGATTCGAAAGGTCATTTTCGTGCTACTGAAAAAGGTGCTGGCATGACACAGAAGGGTGTTGATGCCGTCAATAGAAAAACCGGTGGTAATCTTAAAACTGCAGTTACCGGTAAAGTAAAACCTGGTAGTAAAGCTGCTGGCCGTAGAAAATCATATTGTGCTCGTAGTGCAGGACAAATGAAAATGTTCCCTAAGGCCGCAGCAGATCCTAATAGCAGATTACGTCAAGCTCGTAGAAGGTGGAAGTGCTAATGGCTGATACAACCAATCATAGACTTGATCGCATTGAAGAGAAATTGGATAAATTAGCAACTGCTATGGTATCTATTGCTCGCGCCGAAGAAAAAATTGCTGCAATGCAGGAGTTTCAACATAATCAAATCGAGCGTGTAAACAGATTATCTGTAAAATTAGATGATATTGAAAAAAAGGTGGACGAAAATCATCGTACGGTGTGTCTTATAAATAAACTAGTATATGCTGCTCTGATAGCAGCTGTCGGAGCATATGTGGCTCAATTCATATAGGAGAAAGAAATGTTTGGAAATAATCCTTTTACGAGTGGGGCCACTCAAAATATGGTCCAAGAAAGAACAGAAGCTGACTGCAAAGGAATGGTTTGCAAATCATGTGGTGATACATATGGTAAGCCTACTAATGAAAAATGCATGTACGATTCAAAAGACCCGAATGGAAAAAATTGGATGACATCGAAAAATGAAGCAATGGATCCTGTAAATAAAGCCGAACTTAAAGGCAAGCATAAGGATCGTAAAGATAAAGACATCGATAATGATGGCGATGTTGATTCCTCAGACAAATATTTACATAAGCGTAGAAAAGCAATTAGCAAAGCTATGAAAGATGAGGGATATTATAAAGATCTTGAAATTAAAAAGCAGGATAAAGAATTAGGTGCTAAGCCTGTATTAGGTAAAAAGAAAAAGCCTGGTGAAAATGCAGTAATGAATCCTAAATTAGATTCAGGTAAAAGCAAAGGTAGTGAAATGGAACAAAAAGAATCTGTGAATGTATCACATATCCGTCAAGCATTAATGTCTGTTCTAGAAGGCGAAAACCATAGCCCAAATAAAGATAAAGCTGAAAAGCCAGAAGATGCTTTAAAGGGTGCTGGTGCTAAAAAGATGAAAGATGATAATAAAGATGATGGAAGATATCATGACATGGAAAAGAAAAGTCATGATGATGCAGCAAAGGCTGGTCGTGCAGGGCCTGGTAAAAAAGCTAGACCAAATGATAGCAAAGATGGGGATAAGAACGTTATTAACCCAGCTGATGATGTTACTAAAAAAGGTCAGGCACCGCAGATTAAAGTAGAATCATATGATGATATGTCTGGATTAAAAACAGCATATGCTTCAATGTACCAAAAGAAAGATGAGGAATAAAATGGCTATTAAACCACCTAATTGGTGTCGTCATGCAGTACCAACTACTCGTGGTTGGGTAGATCCGAGAACAAAAGAACTTCTTCAGGCAACTACTATTAACCAAGTTCAGATTGATGAGTGGAATGGTGTTACTCCTAAAACAGTAGAATCAGCTCCTACAGTCTTAAGAGAAGCTCCTATGAATAACTCCTCACTGGAAGAAATGACTAAATTTGAACTTGAATCATTAGGTAGACAGCATGGTATTGAACTTGATCGGCGAAAAAGAAAAGATGACCTGATTGAGGAGCTATCTGAACATTTAGAGTAATAAATACTCTTATGATTAGATTTAATGAACTAACAGAAGATAATCTTTTTCTGTATGCTGCAAAACACTATTATAATCCTCAGTTTTCTGACATTGAAGAATTCTATGAGGATTTAAAACGTTTTAAATATATTAAAAGATTATTAAATCGTTATCTTGAGAATGATGAATTAGCCGAAAGGTTAATATTAAATCATTTAATAGTTGTTTTTAATTCGTTTGGTATCGAGGCAACATTAAATATATTAGACCTAAAACTTGAAAATAGGCATTGGCCAGTAATAAAACCTTTTTTAGTTTTTCTAAAATATATTAGGAATGATCAATATACTGGTATTGTTATGGATCCCGATGTAGTCGAGTGCTTAAGGAAAATCTAATGGGATTAATTAAAAGAGCAGCAGACCTTACCTATACTTTCCGTTTTATTAGAATGCTTGTAATGAAATGGGAAAATTGGGATGCTTATAAGCTAGGTATTATTGATGGAACTGGCGCTAGGGTAAAAGGTGTAAAACTAGATTCAGATGAAAAAAAATCTGCATATACTCCTTTTATTCGTCTTGCTGCTAATATTAAGCGGCTGCTATCAAACATACCCGGGGGTGGGTCTAAACTTGGTAGTTTCGCTGCTGCACTTTATTTGATTAAAGAGAAATTAAATCTTACTGATAAAAATCTAGAAAAGATTATTTCAGAGTGTAATATGAGTACTTTGGATTTTCTTGCTGAAGAAAGTAAATGGTTTTTATTAGAAGATAAACAACTGTCTCCTGGTCTTTATCGTGTCTATAATCCTAAACTATTAAATCATTCTTGTGAGGAAATGGTATGGGCTAAAGATCAGATTCGTATATTAGAAGATTCTTACCCAATTGGTGATGTATTTGGTATGGATATCTATGAGGCGGTTCATGCTAAAACAAATCAAAAAATATTCATTACAATAAACGAGATTTATCGATGAAGAAAGTAACAGAAAATGATGCTGCACCAGCTACCAGTACAGCTTCTATTCCAAATCCGGCTACAACCGCTATGGGACCTAGCTATAGAGCTATGACCGTACATGATCGGCGTAGAAAAAAGAAGGATCACCCGGTACTCTTAAAAAGGTTCCGGAAGTATATGGATGATAATGGTTAGGATCTATGCATTAATTTTTGTTATTGCAATTTTAGGTGGTATTGGTTATGGCGCTAAATACTACTACGATACTACACAAGCAACCATTGCCACTCTCAGAGAAAATAATGTTAAACTAGAATCTGCAGTAGAAACTGCAGAACAATCTGTAGCGACATTACAACAAGATATGGTAAAGCTTGGTAATCTAAATAAAGAATTATCTACTTCATTGCAAAAAGCAGAAGCATACGGTGATGAACTTAGAACTAAATTAAGTAAATTAAATCTTGTGGTGGAAGCATTACGAGACTCTAAACAATTAGAAGGAAAGATGAATGGCGCTTCAGCAAACCTGTGGCGTGGTCTTATGGAAGATACTGGCGGTGATGGCAACCGTCCTAATCCTCAGTGGTTGCAGCGGCCGGATGGAACCGGAAGTGAAAGTAGTAACCAAAGTGGAAAAGGTACAGATACCAACAGTAGCTCGACCGAAACCACTCCAGCTCAGTGATACAAGAGTCTTTGTAGTTACCAAAGATAACTTTGAGGAATTTGAAAAAGAGTTCACGGAGTTATATGGTGACTTGGCTTTTGTTGCTTTAAGTATGAAAGATTATGAAAACCTAGCACTCAATATTTCTGAGTTAAAAAGATATATAAATCAACAAGGTGAGATAATTGTATATTATGAAAAAGCAGTTACGGAGAAACCAGATGGCAACGAAATTAAATGAAAGTACTGAAGTATCCATACCTATAAAAAATTTGGTAGGGTTAATTATTGGTACAGTTATTGCTGTGACTGCATATTTTGGACTGACTGAACGCATTGCTTTTCTTGAGCACAACTATACGATGGTGGATATGCAAGTAGATAAAAATAATGATTGGATTAATAGTTTTAAACCACCCGCCGAAGTTCAAGACACTATTAAAAGAGTCCGTGTTCTAGAACTAAAAATTAAAGAACTTGAAATACTACTTCAACAGTATCAAAAATAATAGGAGACACTAATGGACTTCATTATCGATCAACTTGTCACTTGGTGGCAATTTACTATCGTAGGTATTTTAATTATCATAGGATGGATTATCAACTGGCTCGGAGTTGATCAAGATGAAGATATTATTGGTTTTAAATATGTTGAAATGCCGCAATTAAAACCTCTTAAGATTGATACAGCAGGTAAAGGTTTTTGGAGTGCGATATGGATGTGGCTAACAGGTACACGTCATTGGGAAGTAGCTAAAGATTGGTCATATGAAATTGAAGGTGAACAATATGTAATCCCAGCAGGATTTACATTTGATGGTGCATCGATTCCTAAGTTTTTACACACATGGTTATCACCGACTGGTGTTCTTTTAATGGGCGGTCTGGTACATGACTATGCATATAAGTATGCTACACTTTTAAAAGCAGATAAGAAATCAACTATGGGTGAGATTGATCAAAAGAAAGCTGATCAAATCTTTAGAGATATTAATATTGAACAAAACGGGTTTCACTTCCTTAATAACTTGGCATACTGGGCGTTACGTATCGGTGGCTTTGTCGCTTGGAATGGTCACAGAAAAGTAAACGCACAGATTGGAGAATAATATGTATGAATATAGATGTGAAATAGTCAAAATTATTGATGGTGATACTGTCGATGTTGATATTGATTTAGGATTTGGAATATGGATGAGAAACGAAAGAGTAAGATTATATGGTATTGATACCCCAGAATCACGTACACGCGATCTAGAAGAAAAAAAATATGGATTGGCAGCAAAGGAGTTTCTTACTAAATGGCTTTCTGCTGGGAATATTACGCTCAAAACACATAAAGATGCCGAAGGTAAATTTGGAAGAATCTTAGGCGAGCTATGGTATAATGATGTAAATATCAATCAAAAACTAATTGAAGAGCATCATGCAGTTGGTTACCATGGCCAATCTAAAGATGAAATCGTATCTGAGCATTTATATAACAGAACAAAGGTTAAAATTTAAAATGAACTTGAAATGGTAGAAAAATATTTTTCAGAATAGCGCTAAATAGGGGTTTACAAAACTCGCCATTTGATATATAATATACATTAATAAAAAATCAAACAAAAGAGGTGACAGAATGGCAACAGCAGCTGTTGACACAAGAAGGTTTTTGTCCGAAACAAAATTTTACGAAGGCTACTCCCGGTATATTGAAGATGAAGCTAGATATGAAACTTGGGATGAAGCAGTAGATCGTGTTATTGAAATGCACGAAAAAAACTATATTACAAAGAATAATGAATTAAAAGAATATTTCGAAGAAGCAAGACAAGCTTATAAAGAACAAAGAGTTCTCGGTGCTCAGCGCGCTTTGCAATTTGGTGGTGATCAGTTAATGAAACACCAAATGCGCATGTATAATTGTACCTCATCATATGCAGATAGACCAGATTTTTTTGGTGAACTGTTTTATATTCTTCTTTGCGGTGCAGGTGCAGGCTTTTCTGTACAGAAACATCATATTAAAAAATTACCAAAATTACAAGCCCGTACTAAACAGGCTAAAGGTTATATTGTAGAAGACTCTATTGAAGGTTGGGCATCAGCACTAGATGTACTAATGTCTTCTTATTTTGTTGGTGGGGGTAAACATCCCGATTACGAAGGACGTAGAGTATTCTTTGATCTTACAAATATTAGACCAAAGGGAGCTAAAATTTCTGGTGGCTTTAAAGCACCAGGACCAGAAGGTCTACGTCGTTCACTCGACAAAATCGAACATTTACTTCAAGGTATTGTACTAGACTCCAAAGAACCTATTGCGATTAAACCTATCAATGTATATGATATTGCTATGCATGCAGCAGATGCAGTATTATCAGGTGGGGTTCGTCGTTCAGCAACTATCTGTCTTTTTTCACCAGATGATGATGAAATGATGACAGCAAAGACTGGCAATTGGTTTATGGATAATCCACAAAGAGGCAGATCAAACAATTCTGCTGTTATTGTTAGAGATAAAACTACACCAGAACAGTTTGGCAAGATTATGGAATCTGTTAAACAGTTTGGTGAACCAGGATTTGTTTTCGTTGAATCAACAGAGCATACAACTAATCCCTGTGTAGAGATTGGTATGTTCCCACAGATTGGTAGAAAATCTGGCTGGCAAGGATGTAACTTGACAGAGATTAACGGAGGCATGTGCAATACCGAGGAAGACTTTTATAAGGCATGCCGTGCAGCGTCTATCCTCGGTACCCTACAAGCTGGGTACACTGACTTTAGGTTCTTATCAGATACATCAAAGAAAATCTTTGATAGAGAAGCGCTATTAGGTGTATCAGTTACAGGTTGGATGAACAATCCGGATATCCTGTTTAACGAAAAAATTCTAGAAAAGGGAGCTAAGATTGTTAGAGAAACAAATAAAAAAGTTTCTGCACTTATCGGCATTAATCCTGCTGCTAGGACTACTTGTGTTAAGCCCAGTGGCAATGCTTCCGTATTACTTCAAACTGCTTCCGGTATTCATGCTGAACATTCCCCTATGTATATAAGAAATGTTCAGCTAAATAAAGAATCTGAGATTACACAAGCCATTATTAAATCTAATCCTTATATGGTTGAAGAATCAGTATGGTCTGCATCAGGTACTGACGTCGTAGTTTCGTTTCCTATTTTACCAAACGAAGGATCAATTTATAAAGATGATCTAATTGGTGTTAAGCATTTGGAATTAGTTAAGAAAGCCCAAAAGCATTGGGTAGATGCTGGAACAAATGAAGATCTTTGTGCAGATAAAGGCGTACGTCATAATGTTTCAAATACTATCCTTGTCGACGATTGGGATGAAGTAGAAAAATATGTATTTGAAAATAGACATTCATTTGCTGGTATTTCTTTCCTTTCTATGATGGGAGATAAAGATTTTAATCAGGCACCAAATACTGCTGTTATTACTGCAAAGGAAATGGTAAAGAAATATGATGCTGCTTCAATCTTTGCATCAGGTCTTGTTGTAGATGCGCTAAAAGTATTCTCTAATCTATGGGATGCTTGTTCAACAGCACAAGGCTATGGATTAGATATTACCTTAGAATCTTCTGAAAATGCAGCAAGACAAGATTGGGTACGACGTTTTAATAACTTTGCAGATAATTACTTAAAAGGTGATATTAAAAAGGCAGAGTATTGTCTTAAGGATGCTTATCTACTTCATAAATGGAATAAGATCCAAACTAATCTTAAAACCATTAATTGGATGGAAGATCTCACTGAAAAGAAATATACTGATGTTGATACATTAGGAGCAGCAGCTTGTGCTGGCGGTGCCTGTGAAATCGATTTCTAGTCCATGTATTAAAATTTGTACTTTGATAGATAGTATCTGTATAGGATGCGGTAGATCCTCTGAAGAGATTCGGGAATGGTTTACCGCATCTAATACTAGAAAAAAAGAGATATTGGAGAAGATTGCCAGTGGAAAATGAGTACAGAATAGAATGTGAAGAGTGTGATAATATTACTATAGTTTTAGTAGAATCTGATGATGTCCCGGAATTTTGCGCGATTTGTGGAAGAAGGGCAGAGGTAGAGGATATATCTAATGAAGATTTTAATTAAATTATTTCAAAAATATTTAAATAAAAAAGAAAAAGTGCCAGGTTATCTAGGTAGAGATTTATCTAAACATAGGGTTTATACTACAAGATACGAAGATCTGTGTAAATAACTATATGTGGTATTATAATGATAAACCTTTCGACGACACACCAGAAGAGTACCAGGGATTTGTGTATCTTATCACAGAACTGGATACAAATAAAAAATATATCGGTAAGAAGAACTTCTGGCGGCCTAAAATATTACCAAAAAATAGTAAAAGAACTAGACGGATCAAAACCAGAGTTGAATCTGACTGGCGAAAATATTATGGATCTAATAAGAAATTTCAATTACTACTTGAACAAAAAGGGCCAGATAATTACAAAAGAGAAATCTTAAGACTCTGTGTAAGTAAAGGCGAAATGTCTTATTACGAAGCTAAGTTACAATTCCAAAACGATGTGCTTTTAACCGACGATTACTTTAATGAGTTTATCGGCTGTAAAATACATTCGAACCATGTAAGAAAAACGTAGTTGGGTATTCTATCCCCTGCGTAACCATAGCTTATTATACCGAATTTTACTCTGTTTGTAAACCCCATTTTTTTCCATATGAAATAGAATTAGTGGGTTTACATCCATGGCTAACTATGGTATAATACTCTAACAATTAGGAAAAGGATATATTATGACTTACACTGTACAACTGGATATCGACGGCGAATATCCTCCTGCCGAACTACTAAAGACATGCCAACGATTCGAAGTTTCGGTTAAGCTGATATCTAATTTTGGTCCAGGTGGTGGAAATCCAGTCTATCGGTTTTATGCAAATGATAAATCAGAATTAATCAAAATGTTAGCAAAATTCGATATGTCTGAATATGAATCAAATATTAAATTTAATCTGTAGGTGATATTATGATTATAGTCGACTTTAGTGGTATATGCTTAGCATCTATCCTTATACATAAAACCTTAGATGAAGCTATGGTACGTCATATGACTCTGAATTCTTTGCGTATGTACAATAAGAAATTTAGGGATCAATATGGTGAAGTAATTCTCGCGTGCGATGGCGCGAACAATTGGCGGCGTTCATACTTTCCTCAGTACAAAGGTAACCGTAGAAAAGATCGCGAAAAATCTACATTCGATTGGAATGAAGCTTTCCGTATTATGCATACCATTAAAGACGAAATACGTGAAAACTTCCCCTACAAAGTTATTCATCTAGAAGGTTGTGAAGCAGATGATATTATTGGTACACTTGTAGAACGTACACAAGAATTTGGCAATTATGAAGATGTAATGATTGTATCATCGGATGGCGATTTCAAACAGCTTCAGAAATATAAAAATGTAAAACAATGGTCACCACTCTTAAAGAAACAAGTTGTAGATGATAATCCTCGTGTTAACCTAAAAGAGAAAATACTAAGAGGTGATACTGGAGATGGCATACCGAATGTACTATCAGATGATGATGTACTGGTTGAAGGACGTAGGCAAACACCTCTTTCGAAAAAGAAAATGCAATCTATAATAGAAGATTTATCTGAAGGTGAATTACTTTATGCAGCATCTTGGTATCGTAACTATCAGCGTAATGAAACTCTAATTGATCTTACTAAGACACCAGAAAATCTAAAAACACTAATTATAGATAATTATGAACAACAAGATCCAGTAGAAAATAAAGCTAAAGTATTTCCATATCTTGTTGCAAAAAGAATGAATAGACTAATTGAAAGTGTACAGGAGTTTGTTTAATGAAACAATATGTATTCGAGGTATTAGAAGAAGTACAAAAAGCCTCAAAGAAAGAAGATAAGATTAAGATCTTAAAAGAAAATGAAACATGGGCATTAAAAGATATTATCCGTGGTTCAATGGATAAAAATGTAGTATGGAATCTTCCACCAGGATCACCACCATATACTGCATCAGAAGAGCACAATCATCCTAGTAACCTAATTGGACAGAATAAGCAGTTTAAATATTTTGTTAAAGGTGGTCCGGGTGATAAGCTACCAGCATTTAAACGTGAAACTATTTTTATTAGCGTTATCGAAAGTGTACATCCTAAAGATGCACAGCTTGTAATCGATATGGTGAATAAAGAAAAACCAGCTGGTATTACTAAAGCTTTGGTAAAAGAAACTTTTCCGGGTTTACTTCAAGACTAATATACGGTATAATGAGGGTATTATGAACATATTTGTATTAGATAAAGATCCAGTAGTTGCTGCACAAATGCAGTGTGACAAGCATGTAGTCAAAATGATTACAGAATCAGCTCAGATGCTATCGACAGTACATCGATTGCTAGATGGTAAGATGCGACTTAAACCATCTAAATCTGGTAAACGTATGATTAAATATTATGATCTATATGATGGTGCCGATGACCTTGAAATGGAATTAATACTTATGTGTAATGTTCATGAACGTCATCCGTGCACTGTATGGACAATGGAATCTAGTGATAACTATGACTGGCACTGGGAACATCTATATGCTCTTTGCAAGGAATATACATACAGATATGATAAGATTCATAAATGCGAACGTGTACACCTATGGCCTCTAAAAAACCATCCACGCAATATTCCGCAAGGTCCTATGACAGAATTTAAACTTGCTATGAATTCTAATCCAGAATGTATTGCACTAGGTGATCCTGTAAAAGCCTATCAGGCATTCTACCAAACTAAACAGGAACGGTTTAAAATGGCTTGGACAAAACGTCCAGTACCGGATTGGTTTAATATTATGGAGAATGCTTATGCTTGATTTAGATAAAATGGAATATCTTATTACTGAATTGCAAACTGAAAAATCTAAGATTAGTCCTAATATGGTTCAAAGACTAGATTATCCTTATAATGTGGAGGAAGCTGTCAAGTATTTAGAGACCCAGATAAAATATGTAAAGGAAAAGATCAGTGCCAACCTATACACTGCGTAGAATTTCTACTGGCGAAGAATGGGATGTAAATTGCAATTTCCATGAACTAGCACCTATGTTAGAAGATGAGGATATTGTTAAAGTATTAAGTACGCCTAAGATTGTAACAGGTGTTGGTACACTTCATAGCAAAGTACCTGATGGATTTAAAGATAAAATGAAACAAATTAAAAAAACATCCGGAAGTGGGAATACAATTAAAGTATGAGGTTTATACATGAAAAAATTGATTTGGGATATGATGATCTCGTTGCAGACACAAAGCCAACTGGCAGGACTTACCTTGCTCCTAACGGTAATCGTTATCCTAGCATTACTACAGTCTTAAGCATTATTAATGAAGAAGCCATTTTACAATGGCGAAAAAGGGTAGGGGAAGATGAGGCCAATCGTATTGGCACACGTGCAGCAAACAGAGGTACACATGTACACTCTATTATTGAAAGGTATTTAAAGAATGAAAATACTGAAGACTTTCTCCTCCACATTAGACAAAGCCTCGAGAACCTACGTCCTATTCTGGACGAGCGGATTGGAAAAATCTATGGTCTTGAGGTACCTCTTTATAGTGATCACCTTGGCGTTGCTGGTCGATGCGATGCTATTGCTGATTTCGATGGGGTACCTTCTATTGTAGATTTTAAGACTTCGAAGTGGCCTAAGAAAAAAGAAAAGATCCCAAACTACTTTGCACAAATGTCAGGCTATGCCATTATGTTTGAAGAACGTACTGGCATGCCTATTACTAATACAGTTATTATTATGGATGTTGATAACCATGAGCCAATGGTCTTCAAAGAGCATCGTGATAATTATGTAGATCTTTTACTTAAAACAAAGGCTGAATATGACCGCCGAAAGATCTTTCGTTCTTAAAGGGTTTTGTCCATACGATATTTTAGCATTGTATGACGAATTTGGATTAGATGTCGGTAAACATCTAAGAGGTGATTTCTGTATTGAAATTAAAGATGGTAATAAAATTATTTACATTACAGACTTTGCCGGTACTAAATGTGCTGGTAAATTACCAAGAAATTCTACAATAGTTGTAGAAGACAACCAAATTATTAGTAGAACTGATAATATTAGTATAACAGATCTGTACTATAATCCACCTCAGGGAAAAGAAAAACAATATTCTTATAAAAACTTTTTTATAGCATTAGATAATGCAATTGCATTTAGATGTAAGGATAATCCTACAATCTTTCTTAGTTGTGGTCATGACAGCGGTTCCATTGTTACAGGGGCTATCCGTCAGGATTTAGATTTTAGGACCTTAAGCTATGTAGAAAGTGAAGATCCTGAAATATTAGACAAAAGATTAAAGTTAAATCGTGAATATAAATGTTGGAAAGAATCTGATACTATACCCAAGACATTGGTAAAGCCTAATTTGCCTGATAATGAAAGCCACTCTGTATTAGCATCATTTTGTAAAAATAGGGTAGCTTTATCTGGATTAGGTGCAGATGAATTTTATACTTCTACTGATAATCAACTTTTGGAAATGTTCTTAAAAGATTCTGAAGAACAATATCAAAAATATAAAGTAGAAGTTAGATATCCACTATTAGATCCGATAGTTTACAAGGAGTATTTCTATTTGCATTCTAAACTTAGACCTAATAATCCTAAAAAGAAACCATTTATAGAATATATGAAATCCATTGGATATCCTATCTACAGGGGGTACAAAAAATCATTTGTGGTATAAAAAAAATCAAATAAAATGAAAAAAGGGGGTTTACATTCTAGTAAAACTGCGATATAATAATATCAACAATTAGGAAGAGGAGCTTAATTATGAAATATCAGGTTTTACAAAACAAGGGTCAAAAAGATTCAAACGAAGCTTTCTACGCTCGGTTATACGGATATGTTGATCCTACACTGTTTCTAGAAAATTATCAGATCGTATGTGAAATCGAAGCAGACGATTTAGATGATGTATTCGAGATTGGTAATATTGGTCCTGAAGAAAAAATTACCCGTATCGATCGCATGTATTCCATTTCAGTTGGCGATGTTATTCGTACACCAGAAGGAATATATTCCGTAGTCGAGCCAATGGGCTTTGGACGTCTAGGTGAACAAACACTAATTAATGAGGCAGTATAATGACAGTATATCTTGACATGGATGGAGTAATCGCAGACTTCTTTGGCGGTATAGCTAAAAAGTTTAAAGTCGATCATTGGAAATCAATTCAGGATCGCGAAGTTGCTTTTGCTACCCTTGCCAATACTGATTTCTTTTATACACTCGATACCTTCAATGAAACAAATTCAATTATCAAGTTTGTTAAAAAGATCTCCAAAGATGACTGGGGTATCTGTTCTTCACCTCTTAGGGGTGATACGATGAATTCTGCTTATTGGAAAAGACAATGGCTTACTCGTTGGGATTATCTTCCACCACTAGTGGAAAATATAATCTTTACTGGGAATAAACATAAGTATGCTATTAATCCTTTAAATAGAAAACCAAACATCCTCATCGATGATAAACCTGAAAATATTACTCGTTGGGAAAAAGCTGGAGGTATTGGTATTCGCTTCCAAGCAAATGAAGATGATGTTGAAGAATACCTATTCGTAGAACTGGAGAAAGCGATTGAAAAATCTAATTGAATTATTAATGCTTAGAACAGAATTCGAGGAACTTACTGGTGAATATAAGTTTCCGGAAAATGTTAGCGGATCTTGTATAAATACTCTAAATTGGTTTGTTCAGGATGGGCATAAGTCTAATTCACTTCGTAATGGTTTTGATGATGCAAAAAAAATAGCACAAGAAATCCTTACGGAGTATAAAAATGTCAGAGCCGACAAAGGAAGATATCAAAGCCTTACGGAAGACTGTTGAAGGTCTAGATGAAGCTGATACTAATGGTGATGGCCATATCACTGCAGAAGAGCTTGCAATGCATATGGAGTTTAAACGTAAAGAACTTGAAGATGCTGATGCACAAAGAGATGCTATGAGAAAAATGACTTGGTTCGCATTATTTGGTATGTTACTCTATCCAGCAATTATTCTTGTTACTACTATCATGGGTCAAGATAAAGCTGCACAATTAATTAGTGATATTGCACCAACTTATTTTGTTTCTATCTCGGTATTAGTTGCAGCATTCTTTGGTGCTGATGCAGTCAAAGGTAAACCTTCCGCTAAAAAGTAAATATATAATACTAGATAATTAAATAAAGTGAGTAGTTATGAAAAGATTGATTTATCAGGTTTATGTTGGCAAGCGTTCACATCTTTATGATCATTGTGTAGAGTCTGTATCCCAATACTGTAAACAACACGGTATTGATCATGAGGTACAAAAAACCCCTATATTAAGAATTAAACCAGACGTATTTTCTACAAATCGTAGTAGAGAATCGTACGAAAAGCATGGCGGATTTTTACCTATCTTTGAAAAAGAGAATGCTTTTACATATTGGCCAAAGTATGATCAGATTGCTATTATTGATGCTGATGTTTGGATTAGACCTGGCTCTCCTAATGTTTTTGATGAACTAAATACGGATATTGACTTCGCGGGCGTGGTCGAGCGCGAAATGCCTATTACTGATCAGTACAGACAAAAGATACTTAACTATTCTCGTATGCAATATAGTTCCATTAAACTAGATTGGAAATGGGATAAGCAAACTGGTGGCGAGTTTTTTAATATGGGTATTATGGTTATGAATAAACGTATATCGAAATATCTAAAAGGACAAACCCCTCACCAATTTATAAACAGACCAGAGTTTAAAGCCTTTGTTGATGGGATGGGACCATGGAAATGGTCAACAGATCAAACTCTCCTAAATACCTGGGTAAAACAAGAGAAGATGAATGTTAAACATCTAGATTGGAAATGGAACGGCCTCTTTAAAGGAATTAAAGATAACAAAGTAAAAGAAGCACACTTTGTACATTTTTTCTTAAAAGATAAATTACCAAATAGAGGCGAGAACGTAAAAGAGTTAATGAAATATGTTTCTTAAAAGAATTTTTATACACATCCCAAAAAATGCTGGAATGACCATACGTAGGTCGCCTCAGCTAGCTAATAAGATTATTCCTGCTACTCCGCAGATTCATAAAAGCAAACAGTATACCCAGTCTGTATTAGCTCATATGAATAGCATTGGGGATCATCATGGATATGAACATGCAAGATGGCGTGATCTAAATCCTGCTTTCGCGCGCGGGCACGAAGCATTTGCTGTTATTAGAAATCCTTGGGATAGAGTAGTGTCACGCTATTTCTTTGCAAAAAAAGTAATTGAGGTAGAGAAAAAAGAAAAACCTGGTAAACATAAAATCGATTCATTTGAACATTTCCTAGAAGAAAGATTCGAATGGGGAGATATGAAATATATGTGGCACAGAGCTATCCGTGGTTGGTATAATGCATACGATTATGTTACCGATAAAGAAGGAAATATTAAATGTGATATGATGAGATTTGAAAACCTAAACAGTGATCTCTGTGCATATTTTAAAATTCCTGAAATGAGCAGAGCTAGAAATGTTACCGGATTAAACGAAGATTATAAAACAATATATACACCAGAAACAATTCAGATTGTTGCTGATTGGTATCAAAAGGATATCGAAACATGGGGATTCGATTTTGATACAGGTGCTAAGAAAAATTATTGGAGACACACGAAATGATGGGAAGTAGAATTAATAAGGATTCGCATAATATTATGCACCTTATTAAAGAAGATACAATTGGTGCTGAAGTTGGTGTATGGTGGGGTAACACATCCTATAACTTTTTTATGAAAAATCTTAAGCATTTATATCTGGTAGATCCGTGGAGTGTAGAACCATATAAAGGATCTACTGAATTTGAATGGGATGAATATCTAAGTAGATATGAAAAAGTAACAGGATCGAATACTGAAGAAGGCTTTCAGAAATACTACGAAAAAGTATACGAAGATGTAAATCGTAGATTTAGTCCCTATTCGAACGTAACTGTTTGCAGAGAAACATCAGACGATTTCTTTAAAGAATTTAAAGGTGATCAATTAGATTGGATCTATTTAGATGGATCTCATTCATATGAAGGTGTAACTGCTGATCTAGAAAATTCATTAAAAATCGTAAAACCTGGTGGTATGATTCTTGGCGATGATTATAAATGGGGACAAAGATTTGGTAAGCCTGGTGTAACAAAGGCAGTAAAAGAATTTGTAAGTAAACATAAATTTAAAATTAAGCAACACGGCGCTGTACAATTTGAGATAAGGATTTAATTATGCACCCATCATCCCGTATTAATATGCAAAGATCTAGAGATCTACTAGGATCTAGATTAGAAAAAGGTATTACTATTCTTGACGTTGGTGGTAGAGATATTAAGCCTGGTCAAGATAGATCGTACAAGCAAATGTTTAAGGATGTAGTAAAAGACTATTATATTGCAGATATCCAGAACGGACCAAATGTTACACATGTTATGCCTGGTGATTATGAATTACCATTTGAAGAAGGATCTATTGATCTTGTAGTATGCGGACAGGTACTTGAGCATGTAAAGAATCCATTTCGCAGTGTTATCGAAATGACACGTGTACTTAAATCTGGTGGTTATATTATTCTTATTGCACCATCAGCAGGTAAGTACCACGACTCTATTGATTGCTGGAGATTTATGGATGATGCATTTCAGGCTATTGCCGAAGAGGCAGGATTAGAAACTATTACTGATTATGTAGATCGATCACAACCAGACGAAAGATCTCGCCGTTGGGCAGATCATGTATTTGTAGGACGTAAGCCTTGAAGGCATTTGTAATTACAATACCAGACCACGAAGTCTCTCAACATGCTGCAGACGTGTGTATAGAAAGTAGCAAAGTCGTAGGTAATTCCTTTGAGATTCAGAAGTTTGATGCAGTAATACCACGTCAAGTAAACAAAATGATGAGAGATTACCGCCTAGAATGGAACTATCCCTGGGAAGGATCAGTATTTGATTTTAAAACTGGTTTAAAGAAGTCTGCTTATCCTACCGTAAATAAACAAGCTAGAATCGCTTGTTCTTTGAGCCATTATACTTTATGGAAAAATTGTTATAATGATGCTGAACCATATCTTATTTTAGAACATGATGCAAAGTTTATAAAGAAATTAGATATTAATATTATCGATACTGATAAGTTTTTTATTATAGGCATTAATAATCCATTATTTGCAACTAGGAAGGCAAACCTATTTAAACAGATAATTGATGAAAATACTAAAGAACTACAGCTTGTACCAACAATTGATTCATTCGAAGTTCCCCAAGGGTTAGCTGGAAACTCAGCATATATAATTAAACCAAAAGGGGCTAGACAGATGCTAAGGCTTGTAGAAGATCATGGTTTATGGCCTAATGATGCTATTATGTGTAAACAACTAATCCCAGCATTAGGTGTAACAAAGACATTCTATACAGAAGTTCAAGGTACACCTTCTACTACTTCGAGGTAATAATATGGAAATTTTTAAATACAAAGATTACGAGGACTATGTTAAATCTCAGATCGAAGGTAATCTTAAGAAAATTGATAAGATAAAAGAAAAAAATATTGCATATGTCAAACCTGAAACTATAACACAAATAGTAAAAAGAATGCCAGATGCAAAGAGAGTATTATGTCATGGTACTCGTAATGCAAAAGAACAGCTTTATTTTCAAAAACATTTATCAGACGCATTCATTATTGGTTCAGAAATAAGTACTAATGCAGAAGAATTTCCTATGACTATTGAACATGATTTTAATATGGTAAAAGAGGAATGGATTAACTCATTTGATATTGTTTATAGCAACTCATTTGATCATAGTATTACACCATTTGAAACTCTAGAGGTATGGAGAGATCAATTAAATGATTCTGGAAGATTATTTTTAGAACATACAGTACAAAAAAAGAACCATGTATCAAATAAAACAGATCCTCTTAAAATAGAAAAACAAGAGTTAATTGATATGATAGATAAAGTCGATATGAATATAGTAGAAGAATTCCGTGGTAGAGAAAAGGGATATGTTCTAGTCTGTGAGAAAAAATGAAAGCATTTGTTATAACATTAATGGATAACCCTAAATCGGTACAGGCAGCAATGCGTTGTATGAAGTCTGCCGAAAGATATGGTCTACATGTAGAGCATCACGCTGCTACAACTCCTAAAGATAATCCTCATCTAATTTTACATACAAAAGGTATTCAACCATCTTTCTTCCATGAAAAATATTCTAGACCTGACAATTGTATGGCGGCATTTTTATCCCACCATTCTTTATGGGAAATGTCTGTTAAGCAAAAAGAAACAATTGTTATCTTTGAACATGATGCCATTGTAACAGGTGAAGTACCAGTTAATGAAAAATTTAAAGGCTGTTTAACATTCTCTAAACCATCATATGGAAAGTTTAATACCCCTATAAAATTAGGTGTAGATGGATTAGTACAAAAGAAATATTTTGGTGGCGCGCATGGTTATATGGTTAATCCTGAAGGTGCAGCAAAGCTTATTAAGAAAGCTAAGACGCACGGTGGACCAACAGATGTATTTCTAAATGTTGATAACTTCCCATTTCTAGAAGAATATTATCCGTGGGTGTGCATGGCAGTAGATAGTTTTACTACGATCCAAAAGGAAGCCGGCTGTTTGGCAAAACATAATTATGGGGACGGATATGTCATCGAAGAAGTATGATAAGGTATTCCTAACAGGATGCGATGAAAAGACTGAATGGATGCTTCCGTGGTTTGTAGAAAATTATAAAAAACATAATGATACACCTCTTATCTTTGCTAATTTTGGGTGTAGTGAAAAAACACAGAACTACGTATTTGAACAGTTCCATGCTATCTTAAATTTTAAGAATAATAATCTTAAAGGATGGTTTATGAAACCGTTGGCTATGATGACATGCCCATCGGTAGAAACAGTTTGGATCGATACTGATTGCGAAGTACTAGATAACATTTCTGATATATTTAGTTTAATTGAAAATGAAAAGCTTTTAATGGCTGAAGATAGACCTTGGTCTAAAAGAAGAAAAGAACTATGGCATAATTCTGGTATAGTTGGATTTCGTAATAAACCACAAATACTTCGTGCATGGCTTGAGCAGGTAAAGAAAAGCCCTGTTGTAGGTGACCAAGAAGTACTGCATAGTATGTTAGATCCAATCTCTAAGCTTACATACATAAAGGACCTACCATCAGTATATAATTGGTTAAGATTAGATTTATTAGATGGTGTAGATAGTAAAAAGAAAAAAGTGATACACTGGACCGGTAAAAAAGGGAAAGATCATATTAGGAGTTTAATGAATGGCTAGATCAGTTCATGTTATTGGAAATGGTGATTGGGTTCATCTCTATACTAGAAGAGAAAGAAAGGGATTAAATCTTACATGTAATCTTGCACCGTTCCCTTATCCTAAAAATCATTATGCAACTTGCATTGTAGATTTTAAAATGATGAAGGCTATGACTGAAGGAACAGTTGTTGTACCAGGTGAATGGGTACTTGGATATAGGCCAAAGGTTTGGATGGAGAAAAATCCAAATTTTCATTTATCTACGGCTAGACAAATTAAAGAATTTTATTTAGATCTTCCTAAGTATGCCGGCAACTATACTAACTTTAATTGTGGTCATATGGCAGTACATTATGCTGCAAATAAACTAAAGGCTGATAGAGTACATCTGTACGGATTCGATTCGATATTCGATTTTAATCTTCGTAGTGTTTCTGACTTTATCCTAAACTCTGACCGTGGAAATATGAATACTAATCGATTAGCGACTAACTGGCGTTCTATTTGGTCTGAAATGTTTAAAGAATTTAAGAACACCGAATTTGTTTTACACCATGTTCATGACGAATTTAAGATTAAGGTTCCAGACAATGTACGTGCAGAAGTATATCCTAGAAAAAGAAATTAAATTAATTTTAGGGGTTTACATTCCTTCCAAATTGTGATAGAATAATATTAACAATTAGGAAGAGGAGTTCCCTATGTCATATCGTTACCAAGTTCTTGAGTCGGCTCTTATTAGCATTGCCAAAGATAGCTCTGATGAAAATATCAGATATCAGGTTTCCCGTCTAACCTCAGATGAAAGACGCAAACTCAATGGTTTGCTTTCTCTGGTTATGATTGAATCTTACGATCGTGAGATTGCAGCATGAGCCATCCATCCGAAATTGTAAATACTAAAGGTCACTGGGCTATTGGATTAGAATGGCCAGTAACTGGTAGTAAAGGTAATAAATATTTTGTAGAAATGAATAATTATGGATTCGACTGTAATTGTGTTGCATATCGTAAATGTAAACATATCAAACAGGTAGAGGCTTTATTCGATGATCCTAGTGACGGGGAATAGATCTAAGAAACGACAAAACGTTTATAGAGCAGCAATCTTCGCTTGGAATTATCTAATGCCAAGGATATCTAAATGCGATGTTTATATAGAAATTAAAAAGCTAAAGGATGCACACGGATATTGTTTGGAACTAGATAAAAGAGAATATGAAATTGAAATTGATCAAAGACTAAAAGGTGATGATCTTATTACAACAGTCTTCCACGAAATGATACATGTAAGACAGGGTGTAAGAAAACAATATCAAAATATTAATACTATTAACTATAAAACATATGATGAATATATGAAACTGCCATGGGAAATCGAGGCTTATGAATTACAGGAGGTTATGCTAAAAGAATGGAACAAGAAAAATATGAAATGTCTGAAGTAGATATTTTAAAGAAAAATGTATACGATTTGCAAAAACAGCTTCAATTGGCTTATCGTAGAATTGGTGAGCTAAGAGAAGCACTCGACATAGAAGTAGAAAAAAATAAAAGGGAAACTGTATCTTGTATATAATCTATTCAAAATCTGGGTGTATTTTTTGTGACGCAGCTATGGAACTTTTAGATAGTAAGGAAATCCCTTATGAAGAGGTAAAGGTACCTGGTAATGATTATGCAGTTTCTTTGTTTAAAGAACATAATTTTAAAACTGTACCGCAGATCTTTGACGATGGTGGGAACCATATTGGTGGTTACCAAGATCTAAAAACCATTTTCGAGGAATGGCCAGATAATCCTGCAGAAGCAAAGGCTTTTTGAAATAAAATGAAAAAAGGGGGTTTACAAACCTAAATTAGTATGGTATAATGTATATAACAATTAGGAAGAGGAGCTTAATTATGTACAAGTTAGATAAAGGTTTGGTAGATTTCATTAACGCTCAACGGGCTGAAGCTGAAGAATTCAGCAAGCAACCCGGATGTTTCATGGGCATGATGCCTGAAGCAACCGATTTGCAATACTGGGAGTCTCGTGTTCCTAGTGGTACTCTAAAAGAGTACAAGCGTCAGGAGCTGGTAGAGTCAGCTTACTATATCACTGCCGATCGTACGAGTAAGTCGTACGCCCGGTCTTTGGACTTTGCAAACTGGACTGATGAAAGGATCCAGCGTCATATCGATCGGATGTGTGAAAAGGAGGTAGCATAATGGCTAAATGTAAAACTACTGAAATGTTTGGTTCAATGTTTACTACCCATCCTATTACTGGATACGATGGGGAGGACGCAGATGGTCTATCAGAAATGTTTGATATGTTAAGAGAAGATTATAAATCCAGTGGTAAAAAAGTTATTAATATCCAAACTTATTATAATAGTGGTTATAATAGTGCAACTGATCGTTATGAAGGTGAAAAAGAATTTGGTATTGAAGTAGAGTGGGTGTGGTAATGACGCCCGCAGAGTTACAAGAAGCGCTGCCTTTACTCGGTCAGCTCCTCTTACTGGTAGTAATTGGCGCGCTTCTTGTAGGTTCTTTTTTTGCCATTGTTGGCTTTATGTTTCGAAATGCATTATGGATTACAATGATATTAGGAGTTATAATTATCTTTATGAATATGGTTCCGTAGCTCAGCTGGATAGAGCAACAGCCTTCTAAGCTGTGGGTCGAGGGTTCGAATCCTTCCGGAATCGCCAAATGCCCGCGTGATGGAATAGGTAGACATAACGGACTTAAAATCCGTGGCCATACGGCGTGCCAGTTCGAGTCTGGCCGTGGGTACCATATATAGTTAGTCGAACGAGTATAAACGTGGTTAAGCCTGCAACGACTCTAAAATTAAGACGCAGGTGGGAATGGTCCGTTCGCCTTCATAAGAAAGGAACGCAATCGCATCCAGCATTTATAAGTTGGCTCTGCTAAATTTAAGGGTGATGCCTTAATACATCCGCGTGGGGCCAACGGTTAGCCCCACACCCTGCGGGTATAGTATAATGGTATTACAATCGCCTTCCAAGCCAAAGACCTCGGTTCGATTCCGGGTACCCGCTCCATATAAATTAATTTAAATATAAATATCCCTAAGGGATAGTACCAGTCGGTCTATCCTTTTTTAACACAAATAGGAAAAGAATAAAAAAATGAAAAAACTAATGGTTGCACTCTTCGCGCTTGGTATGTCATCAAGTGCATATGCTGAATCTTCAATTGAAACAACAGTTGGGGTTGAGCGTAATCTGGATACAGAAATTAATAAGCTCTTCTTTGGCCCTTCAATCACATCAGGTGATTTTACCCTTAGCACAACAGTAAATATGGTAGATACTACTACAGATAATATGAAATTTAATATTTCATCTGCTGATGTCGATCTTAGCTATTCGGTAACTTCTAATATCGATGTATATATTGAAAACGATTTGGATGCAGATTTTAAACAAACGGATACAACTGTAGGTGTTGCAGTTAAATTCTAATTAAGGAGACCCAATGTTAAGATGGTATGATTATGTGATGGTAGGTATGTTTTCCTATCCAATAAGCCAAGGATTAATGTATAATATTTTCTGGGCTATCTTAACTTGGGTCTGCTTTGTTCAATACATGAATGCAAGGAGGAATGGAAATGTCTGATGATTTTTTCGATTTCGGATTTACAGCAGTAGATGAATCCGAACTACAAGCTGTACAAGAAGCTACGCAAAAGGTAGAAAGCGTTGCTAGCACTGCTACTGTAACACAAGATAAATTGGATAAACTTTATAATGCTATTATTCCTCTCCTCAATAATCTTAAGAAAAATCCTGAAAAAGAATATATCCTCTGGCCTAATCGGATTGAAAAAGTAGAAGCTTTTGAAGATCACCTTTATAAAATTTATTCAAATTAAATCGATTTAGGGGGTTTACATTTGGATAAAACTATGATAGAATAGTATGAATAATTGGGAAGAGGAGATCCAAATGTCTAAAATTATTATCACTAAAAATATGTCCCAGGAACAGCGTCTAGAAGCTATTCGCAAAGCCAGCAAAAAGTTCAATGCTAAAATGCAGCGTAACTTTAAGGTTCGGGATTATTCAGTTACTGCTAAAGAAGATCGCGGTGACGATTCAGTCAACATTAATGCTTGGACAGATGCTCCAAAGTATCTAGACGAACACTATGGGGATCGCGCACGCGAGCAGGCGTCATACGAATCCGATTGGGGTTAATATGTCTGTATATCCGGATATAGCAAACATTAGTATTCATCGTCTGGTACCATTCTTTTGTATGTCATCGTACCTTTATTACAAACAAAATAAATGCGTTCTTACAGACGGTGACTTCGATCTTTTATGCAAGCGAATGTTAGAAAACTGGGATGATATTAAGCATCCCCACAAATATAAAATACGTAAAAAAGATCTAGAAGCTGGTACCGGTTATGCAATAGTCTATACTAATATGATTGTAGGATCTGCAGAGTCTTGGTATAATGCTTGGGAAAAGGAGTGCGGTAAATGAGTATGCATCTTGTCCGTGGTATGACTAGTCTTAATACTAAAAAACGTAAAATGAAAAATGCACCTGGCTTTAAGAAAGCTTTAGAAGAGCATAACAAATGGCTTCGGAAAATGGGTGTTCATCCAGATCAACTCAAAGATAAGGATAAATCAAATGGCTCGAGTGTTCCGAATTATGCAGAAACACGTTTCAGCGTCCCGACGTCGGACGTCATTACACCCATCCAGGGAAAAACAAAAGCTAATGAATACTCAGGCGAATACATCATCGGTCTTGCCACTCTTCACAAGTCAAACACAGTACCGGTCGGTCGAGGAGATAACCCAGAAATATACGCAAAAATGAGGCGTGGATGAAAATAGGGGGTTTACATTCCATTGAATCTATGGTAGAATGCTTGTATAATAAAATTTTGTTGAGGAGCAAATATTATGGCTATTAGAAAAAAGCAAAAGAAAGTGGTACCAACACGTCGTCGTTTCGGACTAAGTGCTGTACCAATTGAAAAAGGCTTCGATCAGGTTCTATATTATTTTCAAACTGAAATGTCGAATTCTGATATATCTAAGATACTGAAAAACTATCTTAAAGAAAAACATAAAAAATCTGCTAATCTACAGTATATTATGTCTTGTCCTGAATATCATTTCTATTCACATCCTTCACGTGCAGCAACAGCCTTCTGGCTGACACATGCTCCGAAGAAGGATGACGATGATAAGTCTAAGGCTTATTCATCGGGACTATCAAAATGGACTTCTGAGATGATTTCCCTTGGTAAAGAAATTTACCAGGATAAGCTAATTAAAAAGAACGATTCTGATGCACGTCCTAGTATTTCGCCTATGGAAAGGCTTAAGAATAAGATTAGTAATACTATTATGCAGGATCTTCTTGGGTTAGAAGATCAATGGATAGACGGCGAAAAAACTACTATCGACGTTTATAGTTTATTTAAGAAACACGGTTTGGCAGGATCGGCAACATTGCCTGTCCGCCAGGTGATTGAGGGATGGTTGGTAGATTATGAAGATGCTTATCATAAGCGTTGTGATGATGCCGTCGAGGGTTACTCACATTTGAAAAGGCCCGAACTCAATCGCCGCATTAAGTCCTGTCAGGAAATGCTCCTCGATCTTGATAGGATTAAGTCTGCTGCCAAGGCACAACGTAAGACGAGAGTCAAACAGCCTAAGGCAGCAGACAAACAAGTTTCAAAGGTACAATACAAATCTGAAGATTCTAATTTTAAATTGGTTTCAATTAGTCCTATACAAATTATTGGCAAAATCAGATTGTATACCTTTAATACAAAATCCAGGATGCTTACCGAATACATTACACAGAGTGTTGGTGGATTCGAAATTTCTGGTACTACAATTAAGAATATCGATACTGTGAATAGTCGAACAGTTAGATTACGTAAGCCTGATGAATTTTTACCAGGTGTTCTAACTAAGACCGTTAAGCAAATCGATACCGAATGGAAGAAGCTTACCACTAAGACAACTATTCCAAATGGTAGATTAAACTCAGACACAATCCTATTAAAGGTATTAGATAAATGATTGAAGATAACTTTTTGACCAAGTCAAAATTTACTAAGCTTATCGAAGCAACAGTAATCGAAACGAAATTATCCTATATGGATACTATCTTACATCTTTGTGAAAGGAATGAAATTGATCCTGAAGATGTAAGAAAATTTATATCACCTATCATAAAAGAGAAATTAGAAGCTGAAGCTATGGCTTTAAATTTTCTTCCAAAAACAAATTCATTGGACTCAGCTTTTTTTGAATAGATCGATATATAATATGTTTACAAAACAACGAAAATACGGTATAATAATTCAGTTTAATACTTCAGCAAATACAAGGAAATACAAATGACATTCGAAAATCTAAAACGTAATCGTGACCAAATCCAGAAACTAGTACAAGCAGCGGAATCTACCGGTGGTGGTACTGAAAAGAAATCATATACAGATGATCGGATTTGGAAGCCAACCGTAGATAAGGCAGGTAATGGATATGCAGTACTACGATTCCTCCCAGCAGCAGCAGATCAAGAACTACCTTGGGTCAGATACTGGGATCACGGATTCAAAGGACCAACTGGTCAATGGTATATCGAAAACAGCCTTACTTCTATTGGTCAAACTGATCCAGTCGGGGAACTTAACTCGCGCCTTTGGAACTCGGGTGTAGAATCTGATAAGCAGAAAGCTCGTGACCAAAAGCGTCGTCTTCACTATGTGACGAATGTTCTTGTTCTTCAAGATCCTTCTGCACCACAGAATGAAGGCAAGGTATTCATCTATAAGTTTGGTAAAAAGATCTTTGATAAAATCATGGATTCTATGCAGCCAGAATTTGCAGATGAAAATCCTGTTAACCCGTTTGATTTTTGGGAAGGCGCAGACTTTAAATTAAAGATCCGTCAAGTCGAAGGTTATCGTAATTATGATAAGTCTGAGTTTGCTAGCCCATCTGGTCTATATGAAGGAAATGAATCCCAGTTGGAATCAGTTTATAACCAACTACATAATCTCAGTGAGTTTACAGATCCAAAGAACTACAAAACGTATGATGAACTAAAAGCAAAGTTAATGCGTGTTCTTGGTGAAGAATCAACTGCAGGTGCTTATACTATTAAGCAGGAAAACATGATTAATGAACCTGTATCAGCACCTCAGCCACGTATGGCAGAGCCAGTAACGGCAGAGCAGATTGATACATCTGGTGATGAAGATACTATGTCATATTTTGCACGATTGGCAAATGACGACTAATTAGGTAAGCCAACCAATTAGGCCTAGTCGCTGAATAAGATTCGGACAAAAGTTGGTACACAATAAAGGAGAAAGACTACTTCGGTAGTCGGGGATTAGGGAGCTTCGGCTCCCTTTTCTTTTAGTGGGATAATAGCATATCTGATGCATCAACCGGGCTTTGTGCATTTCCTGGAAGAGAAAATCCATTTGTTGTTGACGATGTCGATGTTGATGGTGCTAAAATAATTGGCGCGGATCCGCCTGGTCCAGGTGGGACTGCCGATCTTAATCCTTGAACGCCTTCATACTTTTCTGCCCTAATATTTGTATCTGGTTTTAATACAAATTTCCCTTTATCATTTTTAGTATATCCAGCATATTCATATACAGAATTAGGAATACCCATAACTGCTAGTCGCGTAGGATCATACCATGCCCGTTCAACGTTCGGGTCAGGTAAAGTGTTTCTTAAGATATATTTTGTAAGTCGCTCAGACATACTACCAACACTAGCAGTAACTTGTCTAATTTTACTAGTAGGATTAGCAAATGCTTCTTTAAAGAAATTCTTTACTGCTTCCCATGCAGGATCGACCAATGCAGTTAGGCTAAACTCTTTTAGTTTTTTCGATGCATCTTCAAATCCTAGTTTATCAGCAAACCATGCCGGCAATTTAATAAACAATAAATCTATAGCCTCTGTAAACCCTTTAATAACTCCTTTTATACCACCTTCGATTCCCGATTTAATTCTATCTAATAATTTTTTATTATCCCCTTCCATAAATCCATCATAAAATCCTACAAAGAAATCAATTGCAGAAATAATAATTTGGAAAAATGGTCTAAGTGCAAATCCGATTATCTTTTTAAGAGGCGTTAAAATAGGATCAAGTGCTGATATAATTTTTTGGAAGAATCCAATTATGCCGCCGCCGGCCTCTCCACCACCTAATATCCCCTTTAAAGCTTCAAAATTAACTGTAGGGAAATATTTAGTAATAGAACCTATTTTATTAGACAATCCATCAAAAAATTCTGTAATAGGGGCAACTGCTTTTGAAATTCTACCTTCACCTTCTGTATTGCTAAAAAGATCTGTAACCGGTTTTAAGAAATTTGATATAGAGGTTCGAATTGCTTGTATGGTCTTTGAAAATGATTTAACACCCTCTGATGTATCTACGACAGGTTTACCATCAACACCTAATCCTAATATTCTATATAATCCCTGTAAAAAATTGTTAGGTATATTTTTAAATAATGTTTTAGTTTCATCTGGAATAATTAAAAGATTTTTAAGATTTCTACCAAAGGCTGCTATACTTTTCCCAAAATCTCTAATGGAATCAATAAATGTAGTAAATCTAGTGTTTAGTGCCTTTCGGGTATCATTTAGACGTTTTGCAATTTGTCCTATTCTTAATGCTTTAATTGCTGCATCTAAATCTGTCAACGATGCCACAATGCCTGCTACGGTAGCTCCTATTGCACCAAGACCCGTTAATCCGCCAAGTAAACTAAATCCGCTATCTCCACCTGTACTGGATTTTGGCTGGGGTATTGCCGGTAACTTTTTTTTGGCTTCTCTTTGTGTTTCCAAGTTCTTCAATTTTTGCATGCTCATCATACTGAAGAATCTATCAAATCTTATACCGATCTTAGTAAGCTCAAGTCGAGTGCCTTCATGACCTAACTGATTTTCTATATTATTTTCTTTTAATTTTTGAGTTACGTCATCTAGAGTTGCCATTATACCCGTCCCTGTTGTTCCTGCCTTGCTTGTTCTTCTTTCAAATGGTTGATTAGCATATCAAGATATACTTCTCTTTCCCATGGTATCATATGGTCTATCTCAGTCAACGAATAGTGATAATGGTGCATTAACTGAAAATTCGTCCTATAATAATTTACAAGTGTCTCATGAGATAGACCTATGAGAAAAAACTTTGCATTCCTTCTACTACAATATTGTTTTGATGATTACATTTTTTACAAGAGAAAGCTACATCATGTGTTAGCTTAGGCATTTTTTCTACGTATTCTCTTACCTTAGTAAATTGCTGATTGTTCATAGATTCTATAAAGGAATCTAATTCTTGAGCAGTTTGATCTTTAGCAGAGAATCTTTCTTCATTTGTTTTTATAACATCAATACTTGATCTAATTAATCCAAAAATTTGATCTACACTTGATTCTGAAGAAAGAATATCGCCTCTAACTATACTATCGAAGGTAGGCCATTTCATTTCTAGAGAAATCTGGTTATCCAATTCGATAGTATTAGAGATGTCTGGTACTTCTATTTCTACATCATCAATATTTAATGTAATATCATTACTAGATTCACATTCATTACATTTCATAACAATAGTCGATGTTTCACCTACGCTTTTAGCTCGTATTTTTAGAAACATATATTCGATATCAAATGTAGTTAATCTTGTAGTATCGATATCTTCAGTTACACAAGCTTTAATAGTATTAATTACTGTATTCAGAATCTGTTTCTGATCATCAGATTCTAAAGCCATTAATAAAATCTTTTCTTCTTTGACTAAGAATGGTCTAAAGCTCACACTTTTTTTCATTGATGGTATAATTAAATCATAATTTGGGGAATCATTTAATCTTGGTAAAGCCATTATGCACTCTTTCTTTTCCACACGTCATTCGCATTTACACGAATCATTTTTTTATTTGTTTCATTCTTATTTGGATTTTCAATAGTTAGCATTACATTTTTGCCGGCGTGCCATGCATTTACCTTTGCAATCATTTGTGCTGTACTACCAACCCATTCTTTTCTTGATTGTTTACTCCATCTAGGATCTTGGGATCTGCGTTCTCCCTTAGAAACCTGATGGGCTCTTTGTCTTTTCTTTGCCATTTAAATCCCCTATCCAAAATTTAAGCCACCGCTTACGAAGTTTTGTAGACCAGCCTTAATTGGTCTCCATTTAGTATAAGATAGATCTACTTGAAGTTGTACTAATCCATCTAATTCATTTGATAATTGAACTGCGCCAATTGTTGTTGGGAAAGCATCTTGTAATTCTACGGCATATATTGTACCTCCACCAATTTCTAAATTACCCTGGAGTGGACCAATATTAGCACTGAAACCTTTTCTAGCCTTTCTCAACTGATGTATCTTTACTGTCTTAGCATAATCCTGTTTATAACCTACTTCACCTGTATCCTGATTCAATACAAGATCTGTCCAGGCATCAAAATATGTTTTAATACCATAATCATTCATCAAGTAAAATGTTAAGCTAACCTCTTGAACTGCATATCCATAGGCTACCCTTTGAAATTCCATACCGATTCTTCTATCTGTTGTAAGAATCTGTTTACCAGGTAATGTGGCATTTGAGCATAAAATATTCATTTCTCTACTAGTTGGTTTACCAGTTTCTAATATGCCTGGTATATTTGGTATTGACGGTAATAGATTTGCAAGAAATCCTCCTAGTGTACCAAACCCACCAGAGCCAACTGGAGGTAGCTCAACCAAAAACTGATTTGCTTGTGCAAACCCAAGCTTTGAGGTAGCAACAGATTTTAGATCGTCAATTGATGCCATTACATCTTCCCTCTTGAATCTCTATAAACAGTACCTGAACTTGCCTTTCTGAAATCCTGTGTCGGAAGAAATGTAGCAATTTCCCATTCTGGTTTATCTACTAAAGCAAATCTACTTTTTACATGTTTTGTTAAATATCTATGGATAGTTGGCTTAATAAATTTCATAGGTAATTCTCCTTCACCCAATAAAGCATCTAAGGCTTTAGCTCTGAGTACAGGAGGAAGATAGTGTAAATTTAAGCCGTAGAATCCACCCTTTGCTGGTCCCATCATAATAACTAATGGGAATGCATCATAATAGGGTAAAGTATCTTTATATTTTGGATCATAGAAATACATGTACATATTACCGTACGGTGCTGTCTTTGGTCTATTCCTTAATGCAATTTCTTCTTCTCGCATAAGATCAAGACGATTTACGCGCCCGAGCGCGACGGCCTTTTTACGGAACCACTCAATAGACTGTTTAGTCCGTGGGGTAATACCAGCACGGAATGCCTCGATTTCTAGATCTTTAAATAAGTTGCTCATACGAGTATTTATATTGATTTATTCAATAAATGTTAATCCTTCCACTCTTTAGGTGCTGCATTAACATTCTTTGGTGGCCTAACACGAGGCTTTGAAATTTTCTTTTTCCTATATGGTGCTGCTTTCTTTAGCGGCTTTTTTATTTTACCAGGCATCGGTTTAGCAAGAAGTTTCATCTCTTGCAATTTCTTTTCAGTCCACACTTCAAAAGTCCAGCCACGATCTTCTGCATATTCCTTTGCAGCTTTCCATTTATTCATATTCTTAACATAAGTTAATCCTTCATAGATATACTTCTTTGTACGTCTTTCACCTGAAGGTGGCTGTGTTTCTTTTTCTGGTTTAATTTCAATAAGTGTGGTTTTATTATTTCTCCATGTGATTTTAAGATCTACAAAATATCTGTGATATCTTTTGTCAACATCGTAGAAATAAGGTATAACTGTTTCTTCAGATTCCCAGCTTTTTACCTCTATATTATGATCACACCATTTAAAAACTTTCCTCTCCCATGAGGATCTGTATACGACATTAGCCGGATCGCCGGCATACTTATCTCGATTAACGACTTTATATCTTCCTGAATGTGCCATAATTCCATATAAATAAGATTAAACTTTCTTAGTATCTATAGGATATAATATGGCTATCAGAAACCAATTTGAATACAACAATAATGGTATTGTCCAAAATAATACCAATCTAGGTACATCGGCGCTAAAAAGAAGTAATGTCATTATGGCATATCCTATTAATAGAGACGATTCCTATTTAGGTAGGATAAGGTTCGTTGTAAAAGAGGCTAAGCCTATTAATCCAGTACTAGGAGCTAATAGACTCTTTGAAGCAATAAATGTAGATAATTTCTTTGGCCAAGCCGGTGGAACTAAAAAAGCAAAAAGCGATGATGATGGATATACCGCTTATGAACCTAGTACCGGTACTAGAGAACAGCAAGAACAAAAAGCAGCTAAAAATGCTGAAAAGGATCAACTAGTAAAATCTTCAGTATCAGGATTGACTGGTATTAAATATCAAACTGCTAAAAATACACCTATTATCGATTTATACATGCCGGCCGGAAACTTAGTTATGAACGAAGGTGTTCAATATGAAAATGTTAATTTAGATCCTATGGGTGCTGCTACTGGTGCAGCTTTAGCTAGTGGTGATTCTATTATGTCGGCCTTTGGGAAAGGCCTAGCAGAAGGTCTTCAGTCTATTTTTAATATGAGAGATACCAATACTGAACAATTAGCAAGATTGGCTACCGCTAGATTAATGGATAAAATCCCTGGAGGTATTGGTCGTGCTGGTCAGCTAGCAGTACAGGCTACAACTAACCCAAATACAAGAGCAATGTTTCGAAATGTAAATATACGGGAATTTAATTTTACTTTTAAATTTATTGCTACTTCGGCTACTGAAGCAAGAATAGTTGAAGAAATTATACGTCATTTTAGGACAGAAATGTATCCTGAAGCCATTAATCCTGCTGGCGTTCCTATTGGATATAATTTCCCTAATGCATTTGATATATCATTTAAATATAAAGGTCAGAATGCAAAAATACCAAAAATAGAAACTAGTTATCTAAGAAATATTCAAACTTCATATAATCCAACTAGTGCTACATTTCACGCCGATGGCCAACCAAATGAGATTGACCTTACACTTAATTTTGTTGAGGTTAGAACTCTTAATAAGCAAGATATCTTAGGGGAATTCGGATGAGATTTTTTAAAGACTTTGAAGAAGTACAGTATCGATTTGGTAATGAAACTTCAAATGTACTTTTCCAAAATTTGACTGCATATGCTGATATTGTAGATCAGATTAAGGATGATGCTGGCCTCTATCAATTTGAGCAAATTCATGAAGGATTTAGACCAGACCAAGTTTCAATTAGATTATATGGAACACCACTTTATTATTGGACTTTCTATTTAATGAATGATAACCTAAGATTACAAGGTTGGCCACTTACGAACAGAGAATTAGAAGCAAAGGTAAAGAAAGATTATCCTGGAACATCTATTACTACTCGAAATAATCTTACAGGGATTTTTAAAATTGGTCGTACTGTAGTCGGATCCCAGTCTGGTGCAACTGGTCAAATCTTTCATAGAAATTTAAGCTTGGGTCAAATAGTAGTTACGGGGGATTTAGAATTTAAAATTAATCCAAGTCCAGAAGCTGTAACTAGTACCTACCAAACTCCAGGTGGAACACAGGCAACAACAACAGAGACTATTAATCTTTCTAGCTATTCACCATATTATAATGCTGCACATCATTATATCGATGGAAATGGAAATTGGACAGACTTTGATCCTCAGGTTGGGCCAGGTGCACAATTAACAGAAGTAACTAATTTCGATCATTACATTAATGAAAATGATGCATTAAGAACTATTCGAGTTATTAGACCTGGTTTAATCGGTGATATAGTTTCTGCGCATAAGAAATCCATAAGGTCATAATATGAAAAGCTCTGAAGAAAAGAGTTCCTATCAGTTTGAATCTGTAATACTTTCTTCCGATAGACTTAAGAATGGTCTTGAAGTTGATATCTCAAATTCTATATCTGATCTTGAAATATTTGAACATATAGAAAAGCCATACTTAACTGGTCAGATTGCATTTTCAGATAATGATAATCTTGTATCAGGTTTCGATTTTCAAGGTGGGGAAAGAATTACTATTAATATGAGTCCTACTAATTTAGTAGAAGAAGGTAGAATAACATCCAAAGTTTTTCGTGTAGAAAAGATTATGGGGACTTATAAATCTAATGATAAAAACGAAGCAGTATTTTTAAAATTAATAGAAGACATAGGATATACTTCAAGTGTTAAAAATGTAAATAAATCTTATCAAGGAAGCCCTATAACTATTATTCAGAATATATTATCTTCCTATATTAATAAAGATCTTTTGTATTCTAGTGATGAATATAAAGGAAGAATGAAGGTGGTAGTTCCAAATCTTCATCCTATTGAAGCTGCTATGTGGATTAAGAATAGAACTACTAGTGAGGATGGTTTACCCTTTTACCTATATTCCGTGTTCGGAGATAATTATTTAAGGATGATCGATCTAGGACATATGTTAAGACAAACCCCTATTAACGTTTCAGCCCCTTATGTATATTGGCAGAATGCAGCAAATACCTTAACTTCTTTTACTGCGTTTACTGCTATTCAAAATTATAAACATGAAGAAAATGATAATCTTCTTCGATTAATACGTTCAGGAGTAGTAGGATCTAAATATAATTTTTATGACACTATGAACGCTTTACCTCAGCAAGTAGATTTTGCAGTTGACAATGATGTATTCGAAATGTTAGCTACCTCAGACTATTTTAAAAATGGACAGGAAAGATTTAACTATGGTCCAAATTTTCAAATTGATGAAGTTAAAATTAGTGACTATAATTCGAATGTAATATCTCAAATATCAAATGGTGGTACTTATGATGGCGCAGGTGGATTTAAAACTCTTCATCAAGAACCAGATTCAGGATCACATAAAAGAAAAATAATAGGAAAAGCTCTTAAAAACTTTATGACAAAAAATCCCCTTATTATCCAAGTAAGAGGTGATGACTTTTTAAAGGGTGAAGAAAATAGAGAAGGAATTTATAACTATACTATCGGAAATGTAGTTAGAATTTTATTTAAAGATAATTCTGCAGATGATCCAGATTCTCCAAAATTTGATAGAAAGAAATCAGGGGACTATATAATATATGCGGCAAGACATATGATTAAAGCAGAAAGATATGATGTAAGCCTACTTTGTGCTAAATTAGCATCTTATACAGAGGATCCTAAATTACAATGATACCGACGAATGAAAATTTCTACGGTGATAGTACCAGGTGGTTTATTGGAAATGTTATTTCTATAAATGATCCACTAGAACTAGGTAGGGTAAAGATAAGAATCTTTGGGGTTCATA